GGAATACTGACGCTGCACTTACTGTTGGTTGGATAAACCTTCCAGCCTCATTCTCAACAGAGATTGTCTTTAGTCCTCTTGCATATGATATCTCATTGTATCCAATAGATCCATTTGTAGTTCCCTGAACCATTGCAATTCCATGTGATCCAGAAGCACTGTTCATGTACTGCTTAGATATATCTCCAGGGAATGCGGTTGCAAAGTTTTTGTTTCCTGGCTTTGTCCAGATTGTTGGAGCAACTGCATTAAGATATGAAGTGAAAACCTCTGAAGTTCCAGAACCATCAACACGATATACAACCCTAATCTTAGTTGCTGGTATCTTTGGTAGTCTTGTTCCTATCATGTTTTCTTTTAGTATCTGTGGGTCATTCCACATTGTTACTTGTCCCGCAAAAACTTTAGCAAGTGTGTCTTTGCTCATCTTAATAGTAACTCTATATCCATCAAGTTTGTAGATAATTCCGATTGGCCCTGCGACTAATGGAACATATACAAACTCTTTTGATGGCTTTACTTCTGTCCCAGAGTAAGGAACATCTGACATAGCAAAGTCTGTTACTCCATTTGAAAACATATTCTTTCCAGCACCTGAACCAGATGCTCCATACACAACAGAATCTCCTGTTGATTTCATAAATTCGACCCTGCATCTGTCTATAAAATTAGCAGCAAATGTGGATCCAGCACCTTGAAGGTTATCAGCATGTGAGGGGGTAATAAAAAAAGCATTAGCAAATATGGCTAATGCTACTGGTAAAGCAATGAATTTAAATTTCATACTTATAGTATATAGGACAAGACTATAAATTTTTGTTATAATTGGTAAACAAATAAAGAATTTTGGGTGAATAATGGAGCAGTTTATAGACGACTGCTCAGGTCTATTAGCCACGGCTATCAGCCTGCTAACTCTCTTTTCATCGAGCATCCGTTGTAAAACCTTTTAAAGTCTTATATCGGAATGTTATCTATTATACTACTTAATTTTAATAGATTTAGGCTTCTTTTCTTCAGGAACAATACGAACCACATTAACATGCAGCATACCGTCCTTAAGTTCTGCAGATGTTACTTCCATATACTCTCCCAGTGCAAAAGATCTTACGAACTTTCTTCCTGCGATTCCCTTATGAACTACCTCTGCATCTGTAACTTCAACAATCTCACCCTTGATGATCAGTGTTCCATTATCTACTGAAACATCAATATCGTCCTTTGAAAACCCAGCGACAGCCAGTGAAATCTTGTATGTATCTTCATCTAGTTTGATAAGATCATACGGAGGGTATGACTGTGAGTTTGTTTTATGTGCTGTATTTAGGCGACTCAACTCTCTGTTGAAGCCAATAAAAAAAGGATCATTAAATAGATCCATAGCGTACTTTGTTACCATGTTATTCCCCTTTCAAGCGAATAAGTTAATTTACCCCCCATTTGGGCAGGTGTATTAATTATAGCATAATATGGTATACTAAGTAAATGCCAAAAAGGAAATCTCATGCGTTTAATCCAACACAGATTAAAGATGGAAGAATTGTTAGACTAAGAAAAGATGGTACTGTTAAGGCAGACCTAGGGCCATACGAAAACAAAAATGACAAAAAGACCTCAGACAGATCCTAACAGAAACTTTCTTCCGCTTGCTCTTGAAGAGCCAGAAAAGTTTTTTATTATATTACAGCAAGGGTTTGAGAGTGAGGGGTTTCAATGGACAGAAGAACCATTCAGACACATATATATATTAAAAACACATGACAAACCAAGTCCATACGACGAAGGTTTGTCTGAGTTGGAAATTCATTCAAGGAAAATTAATAACAATATGTGGTTTGGTATAGAAAAGTCTATGGCTTTATGGGGGCATATAAGAGAACAAAAGACTATTGAGTCTATAGTAATAGTACAAACTAATGATAGTTTTCTTGTTTCCTCTTTAAAAGAAGAAAATGAGCCTTTGCTTATATTTCTTCCTCAAACAAATGAGTTTGAACTTATTGCAGAGCAAGATGAAGTTGATGAGTCAAGGTATACAACTCATAGATACATAGTCAAACTACAACTTATTAATAAATAAAGTCTCTTTTTCTATTGATCTGCTTTTTAATCTTTCTTATTCTGAACCACATCTTAATCTTTTTAATCATTGAATAACTCCCTTTCATCTATTTTTTCTAAAAACTTTTCAGCCCAATACTCATGCCAAAGAACTCCATCGTGCCCATCTCTTCTTATTAAATCATATTTTTCAAGTTTTAGGTCTGGTCTTTTCTTTGATATGAAAGATTCGATCTCATTACTTTCATTTAACGGAAAGAACTCATTGCTTTTAATCAATGAATAGTTATCTGATTCTGCATAGTCCCAAGAAGACCAAACTAATTTAACGTTATTGGCTTTGCAGTATTCTGAAAAAAGTTTCCATCCTATAACAAAATCTAAAAACTTTTCTCTATGTTCTTTAACTGACAACTTTTGCTCTTCAAACCTTGAAGGCTCAGGAACTTCTTCAGAGTCATGCTTTTTACGCCAATCATTGATTGCATCATAGTCAGTATTTACTGGGTATCTTTGCACATATACCCAATTATTTCTTTCTTCAGACCATAGGTAGAACCTTCCTATGTTTGGCATAAGTACAAAGAAGTGTGTTGGCATTCCGTATTTTTTTGTGTATAGCATAAACTGTGAGATAATTTTTTGCCAGCCATAGCCAGATCTTGCTAAAGTATAAAAGCCACCAACATCAAGCCCACGATCTTTAAGTTGCTTATGAAGAATATTAGTCCATACTGTATCAATAGATCCGCCAACACCTTCAGTTTGTGAGCAACCACTAAAAAGAATATGATACTTACCATGATCATTAGAAAACTCATCAGACCTAAAACCATCTTGATTGTAGTTATAGGATATAGATCCATCATCCCCACCGCTAAATATATTTTCAATAGGAAGTTTTGTAAATGTTCTTTTATCTTTTGGCATACCATGCATCCATGTTAGGTCAAACTCATCAAAGAATACATCAGACACATTTGCAGAGTCATTTAACTTTATGTCGTACTTACCAGCCATCTTATTGCTCCCTTTTTAAATATATATCATAAAATCCAAGATTGTGTAGTGCTAATGCAGAGACTGACCAATTTTTATTTTTATATAAGAATTCATTAACAGTCTGATATGTACCGTATGGACCTTCTTCTATGATACCATCAAAAATTAGATAGTCATTTAATCCAATGATTCCACCAATAGGAACAAGATTAGCAGAAAGATTTAAAACTTTTCTTGTCTGATCACGCTTATTAGAAATATCTATGTATATATAGTCATATTCTTTATTTAGTCCTGGAAGAATATTTATTGCATTTCCTTTAATTGTTGAAACATTCTTATATTTACTAAATAGTTCTTTTATATATGGCTCATGCGTCTCTGGAGTGTACTTCATTTCGTGCTTAACAGGCTCACACTTGCACTCTCCAAATTTTCTCCAAGACCAGCACTTAAGGTCAAGATCATAAAAGTCAAGAAGGTCTATACTTTGTGGATTAGCATTTTCTGCTACAAATTCAGAGTAGTATCCCCAGGCAACACCTATCTCAAGGTACCTCATATTTTTAGGAAGATGCTTGGTATATTCTTCTCTTGAAGCATAGACTTTTGTATTATTTAGTTGAGACTGATCTAACTTGTGTCCATCTTCAATTTGATTAAACGGTAGTTCTGGAAATGAATCAATGAATGATGGAACTATTTCTCTTGCCATTTAGACCCTATCTGTAGAATATAATTATACACCATATGCTACAATTATCTTATGAATAAAAAAGGAACCTTTATAATAGGCTGTAATCATTTAACAGATCCAACAGATACCCCACAGAAAGTCCTGAACTATCTAAAGTCTGGAGAATTTGTTTGGGTAGAGCACGAAGACCAACTAATTAAAGATATGTTGGCCCTTGGTATAGAAGATAATATTAACTGTGATGTTTTTCTTGACTACACACTTGCAGAACAATTATCAAAAACAAAAGAAATTCTTGATGCTGGAAAAGATGTAATGCTATTATTACACATGGGATATCCAGGAATTGCAGATCCAGGCTGCGGACTCATAAGAGATGTTAGAGCACAAGGATATGATGTTTCTATTATTGCTGGCCCAAGTGCTGCACCAATGTCACTTGCTTTATCTGCACTGGAGGCTGGTGAGGCTGGTTATCTATTAAAAGAATTTTTTAGAAATGATGCAACTCGTGCATTTATTGAAGAAGGAATAGTCGTTGAGAATGATGCAGCCCAAAAAGAAATTGAAACCTTGCAAAGAATAAAAGATATTCCAGAACTTCTTGTCCTGTTACACTATAGATATAATATATTAGAACTGCTAAAAGAAATGTTAGAAATTTTTAATGAGGATCGAGAGGCGTGTTTAGTAATAAATGGTGGGTTGCATAATCAAAATGTTGTTCACGGAAAGTATAGTCAAATAATTAAACAACTTGAGGAAGACCTTGTTGAACATCTTTTTGATGAGCATGCAGTTGTAACCGTTGTATCTAAAGGTAAACAAAATTAACATAGAGGTATCTTCTGATTTTATTAATAAAGAGGACTGCAAAAGTTTTATTGATTTCATAGATACAAATCAAAAGATATTTGTTGGTCCATTAGGAAGGACTGTTTTGCAGTTTGGGTTTGATGATCATAGAAAAAACTATAAAGATATTGTTTCTGGAATTGATAAGATAAATAATCTTTCAATTATATATTTTAATAAAATAATAAAAGAACTAAAAAAAATTTACAATGATGATAAAGAACTCTATATTGCTTCTTTTTGGCTATCAAAAGGAATGCCTGGCTCAAGGGTAAGGTTACACTCTGATCAAGAAGATGGACATAACTCACATTTTAAATATAGCACAATAGCATATTTTAACTCAGTTAATTCTGGTAATGAAATAATATTTCCAAACATAGGATATAAGTATTCTCCTGTAGAAGGAGACATGCTTTCTTGGATTTCAGGGGATAAAGACTCAATACATGAGGTACCATCAGTAACAGAGACAAGATACTCTATGCCAATATGGGTTACAGACAATCCAAAGTACAAACTGAACTATGAAATGATATAATTAAATTATGGAATATATAGAAGATCCTTACATTGTGGATACACGAGAAGTACCAAAGTTAGAGTCTCTATCAGTGGTTCCAGAAACAATATATATATCAATAGCATCATACGATGATCCATATCTTATTAGAACTATAAAATCTATTATAGATAATGCTGACAAGCCAGAAAATATATACCTTGGCATTGCTCTTCAATATGAAAAGATAGAAATACCTGATGTATCATTCATAGATCCACAAAAGATAATAAAGATTTATTGTGCAGCAGAAAATCGTCCAGGAACTGTAAGAATAAGACATGTCCTTAGAAAACTTATGACGTTCCAAGAATATTTTTTACAAATAGACTCACACACACATTTTTGTAAGGGCTGGGACACAAAACTAAAAAATGATTTGAGTGTTCTTAAGAATGAATCAAAGACTGGTAAAGTTATCATATCACAACAAACAAACCAATATCCTGGTGATGCTTTAGTATATAAAGATGGAATACCTTTTGTATGGAATGCAAGGTTTACAGAAAAGAAATCTGTTCTTCCAGATGAAGAAAGACGGTGGGAGTTGCTTGATAACATGAATCAAGTAGCAAAAGAGTATCCGCTATCTGATGCCAAACTTATTGATAATAGATATATAAGGACGGGTTTTGTCGGAGGTAATTTTATATTTGCAAGAAAAGAATATATAGAGGATACTTTGTTTGATTCCAGATCTCAATTTGTTTCTGAAGAAATGATAGATAGTCTATACACTTATATGTCAGGATGGGATGTCTATGCAAACATAGTTGAGCATTACCTTGGTCATGACAATTTTGATTATAATGAAACAGTATATAATAATAAGTACCCAGTAAAATATTTTAGAGGAAAGTTTTGTGGCAACGATACTATTGAAAGACAGCATGCTGATAGGTTTTTTTGTTTAGATGAAAAGAATAGATACTCTATGCCTCATGCAACAAGATCTGCAGAAGAGTATTTTAATGAGTTTGATATGCCAGATTTATTTAAAAAATCAAAAGCGTGGTACGAAAAAAGAATTATAGATAATCAGTCTTATCCTGTATTAGATAAAAATAACTATGATTTTAATTGGAAAGAGTTAAACTAAGTTAGCACACATAGAGTATAGTTCTTCATATGCTTTATAGTTTTTTGATAAGTCATATGAGTCTAAGAATTCTTTTACTAAATCATAATGCTTTGTTTTTTGACTACTGACTATGTGCTTTTGATCTTTTGTATCGGAGATATTGTTAACATACTCGGCATTTGTTTTTTCTATGTTAAACTTTTTGCTAAGTTTGTCAATGATTTTATCCATGTGGCTATTTAAAACGGTATAGTCAAAGACTTCTGAAGCATTTCTAATAGCATACTGATGAAACACAAGGTGATCAATAGAGGCCCATTTAGCATAAGAGTCTAAGGTCTGAGGCTTTCTTGTTGGGTTAAGGTCTTCATGATACAGTTCCATGGCTATCCATGAGGCCATAGCCTCTTTAGGATCTCTGGCTATAGTTATCATCTTGTCATAAGTATTTATTTGGCAATCATGTGTCCAGTCAAATTCAACATGCAACTCTTGTAATATGTGATCACGCAATAGATGTTGCCCAGTTCTGGGATAGGTAGCAAGTAAAAGTTTCATATAATTTAAGTATACCATTGGTACCCCTGGCAGGAATCGAACCTGCGACGCTTGGCTTAGAAGTCCAACGTTCTGTCCACTGAACTACAGAGGTATGGAGCGAGTGACCAGAATCGAACTGGCACAATCAACTTGGAAGGATGATGCACTACCATTATGCAACACTCGCTTGGCTGGGGATGCAGGCATCGATCCTGCGACATCCGAATTAACAGTTCGGCACTCTACCATCTGAGTTAATCCCCATTAGTACATCTGGAAGGACTTGAACCTTCGGCTCTCTGCATATAAGGCAGGTACTCTAACCAACTGAGTTACAGATGTGTAGTACACCAGGTAGGACTTGAACCTACGAATAGCCGAATTATGAGTTCGGTGCCTTAACCAACTTGGCTACTGGTGCTTATATTATAAGTTTACCCTAATACGCCAAAGATGTCAACATAATAATTCTTTGTTAACAAAGATGCTGATCTACTAAATGCTGACCAAGATGGAACTATAACTGCTGAGTTAAGCATAAAAAGAAATGACTCATACGTACCCATGTTATTTATTATCTTAACATTAGGAAAGTTATCAGGATTAATTGATGTTAAGGGATATTCTCCATTGCTATCAGCAACAAGATGTTCTTGTTTCCAGTAATCATCTTGTTTGTCATATGGTTTAAACTTATTTGCATTAACTGGAGAATCAGTCAATATAAATATCTCTGGGTTTTCTAATGAAAAAAGTTTTGAGATATTATCTATATTGTCTACAAGTTCTACATATCTTTCTTCATCTATCCAGCGAGGATTGGTTGGTATAACATTTCCTCTTCTAATATGGATAACAACTCTGTTCTCTTTAACTGTTTCAATATTTAAAAAATTAAAATCAGTAAGCAGTGAACAGTTTATTTCATTTGTACTAATCTCTTTAATCTTAGAGGTTACGTCTTTAGGATTTGTGTGTAATATAAGATTATTAAACTGTTCTATAACTTTATTCTTTTCATCTTCTGTATTTATATTATCAGATTCGTGTATCAAAAAGTCTTTAATAGGTTCATTGTAATATTCATTACCTGTAGATTCAGCATATGACTTTATAATAATTTTTCTATATAACTGTGCCCCAATTCCATCAGGTATATATTCTTCTTTAACTATCATTTTTTATATTCTCCATTTCTTTGTAAAAAAAGTCTGCCCAATGTGCATGTCTGTGTGATCCAGGATGAGGATGAAATGGAGGATTTATGTTTCCATGATCGTATCCAAAATCAAATACATCCTGATTGTTGTCCCTAACCTGACTATGACAATCTATTTTAGAATCTATAATTGCGTAATGAGTTCTTAAATTATCTATCTTGTCAACTGCAAAGTTAAACTCAAAATCATTTGGAAACAGTTCTCTGGTTGGATCTTTTTTATAAAACATAAAGTCTTTAGCCAAACAATCTTCAAGTTCATCAGGAATATTATCAGACCATGTTGTCCAGATTAGTTTTATATTATTAAAATAACAAAACTGCTCTAACATTTTAATGTGATCAAGGTTAGACCAATTAATCCACTGAGAAGGAACTATCTTGTCCCATTCAAATGGCGCTGTGCCCTTAGTCTTTATGTTTTCTTTTAACCAAAAAAGATTTTCCATATTGTTTAAGTTTTTATTAATAAAATAAAATCTTTGAAAGTCTGGGAAGTTACACAAAAGATATTCTGGAAGATAGTTATATTTTTTTATAAATGAAAAGAACTGAGATATATTTTTCATTATTGAAGATCCATGATCACCAAGATTACCAACCATCTTGTCTTTGCCCAGTAAAGACTGCAACTGTGATGGCCAATTAAAGCCTTCTGGTAGCCCTGTGCCGAACGTAATAGAGCATCCCAGGGTAATTATCGGGGGCTTAGTTAAAAAGTCTACAGATCTAAAACCATCTTTGTTAACAGTATAACTATACTTATCACTTTTATAATCATGAGGTGGCTGCATAAGCCCATCTATTAATTTTGATGGATTAAGATCTATATTAAAAGCATCATAGGACATCAGTATATTCTTTTTGCCTTTTTTATTTTTTTATTTTTAATCTTTTGTTTTATTATAAAAATAATCCTATTAATCATTTTGATTTCTTGCTATCTTTGCTGCTAAGATTTTTGTGCCCACGGCGTTTGTTACTGAAGACTCTATGTCTATAGCCTCAATAGCCTGGGCAATCTCTTCTCTTAGCCTTCTTACTGCTCTGTGTGTTCCATTACAATCTGGGTAGTCAGTGGAGTATCCACATGTACATAGGCTCATTGATCTTTCTCCTTTTCATTATTTATTCCAAAAGTCATAACAAAGTAGCAAGAAACATAGCCTACTACAAATGCTAAGAGTGCTGTTATTATCATGTAATTAGTATACACTACTGCTGATATAATGTATATATGAAAATTCTTATTAACTCATATCCCAATAGTGGAGCCTGGACTCTTGCAGATATGTGTGTAAGGATTACGAGAGATTCTCAAACAAACAACTATCATCATATGCCAGAGGGTTCTGATTGGATAATCTGGAAGCATGAGGCAATAATGTTAATAGCAGATTTTGGAAATGAAGTTACCCAGTACTTTATATTAAGAGATCCAATAGAGTCAATAGCCCACAATGTAGATAGATGGTTTTCTGGTCATGTTGGAAGAGTGATTGAGGGAAAGTCAATAGTAAAAGAAGGTCAAATTAAAACAAATAGCGAACTAAGTCTTCGTGAAAAAGAATTTATTGATAATCAGATAATGATTTATATGTCATACCTAAACTGTCTTGATTTAAATAATAAAAATCTTTTACTTCTTTACTCTGAAATGGAAGAAAACCCTTTAGATGTTGCAATGAGAATATTGAAAAATTCTGGAGTGTCCAGTGATAAAATGAAATATTCCCACATACACAATAAACTTGAAGAACATGTAAAAACAGATGCGTATCAATCAGTTGTTGACTATATATACTCACATAAAGATATAAAGTATGTATATAAAAAGTATAACTATTTTATTGATCAGAAGAGTTCTTCTTCATTTCTTCAACCATCTCATTTAAAGATGTCCTAATTATTTCTTCACGAAGCCTTTGCTCTCTTTTCTCTACCTTAGACATCTTAGGCTTTGCTTTAATTCTTTGAGTATTTCTTTCAGCCCTGTTTTGTTTATGTAAAGAGTCTTTGTCGTTTGTTTGTTTCACTATCCCTTTTGTCCATCCCAAGTACCTATCTTCGTTGTAGGTATTCCATGATCTTCCCAAAGTCTTATGACATTTGGATTATCATCTACTGCATGTTCAACATTCCAAAGTTCTGATACCTTATCAAGAATATCTTTCTTAACTTCGTAATCTGGTCTATTGTCATCATCTGCTCTCATAAATAGACCGTGTGATCTAATGTTGTTTTTAGCAAGCCACATAGAGGTTAGTCCACGATACTTTTCTTTGCGTGATGTAACAATTAAAATTGAATAGCCATCACTAACAGAATTATTTAACATCTCTAACACTTCAATATTTGGTAAGGCATCAATAGAGGCAGAGTGAAATGCATCGTAATCTCTTTTTTCACCACGAACGTGGTGTAGGAATGGATCAACATTAGCAAGTGTTCCATCAACATCGTATATGTGTGCTATTGGTTTCATTTATGACCCTTCATATGTTTTGCTAATGATTCGTTTGCCATAATTCCCCATCGTAAATCCCATTCTTTTTTACACACTGGACATATAATTAGTCTACTCATCTTTATCCCAATAAGCCTTTCCAAACTCGTCGTAGTCATCCCAACCTGCACCATCTAAATCTTTTATCATACCCTTTATATCAAGTTGATAGTATGTTCCCCACCATTCGTAAGGCTTGTTGAGCACCCTCCACATTTTTGCGTGGTATTTAAACTTAAATCCCAAGTTGTCATCTTCATCTAAATCAATAGCCTTAACTAAATGATTCCCAGCGTACTCACCAAGGAAATTTCCTATCCATCGTAATGGAAGGATATTAGTCTTCTGAATTGTTGTCAAGTTGTTCATCTTTAGGGACCCACACTTTCTTTCCATTTTTCCAGACAGGCCAATAACCAAGGCTACGCCAATCCATTTGAGAAATTTTAGGTTCTTTCATATATTAAGTATACCCCCACCACGCTCTAATGTCAAATACAATGATATAATAATCTCATGCCAACACCACCAAATTATCAAGGACTATACAACAATGGAGCACTTTATGCTATTGGAGACACAGTTATTACTGATGGAGACCCATACGGTATTGACGGAGCATACTTCATTAGAATTAGCAACCCTGGTAATCCAGGATATCCACCTGCAGTAGGTGGCGGAAGTAACGACAACTGGGCACCATACGGTGTTAAGTCAGTAACTGGATCTGGATCAATTGCTGGTTCGGGCGAAATCGCTTAATTAGTTTTTAAAGTTCGGCGAAAATAGAGAGTAACTAAACCCACCTTTGCCCTACACGGGCACTATTGGTTAGCATTCTCGTTTTGCCAGATGACTAAACACCTATCACACTGAATGCCCTTTTCACGCATATACCATTTATGTTCACATCTAACAACGTAATCCTTGCCCATTCCTTTACGCTTTAGTTGTTGTCTGAACTTTCCGTTAGGATCGTGGATATGGCAAAAATGATTTGAGCCAGTTGTATTTGCAAAGCAGGTTTTACCGTTGTTCTTTTTAGCATAACATTTAGTCATGATCATCCATCTCAATCACACCTTTAGTGTCAAGGCATAGTTTGCATATCTCAAAGAACATCGTGCCAGAAGAATCTATCCTGTAATCGTAATCACATTCATGAGGGGTATTACGCATCTCGTTAAACCTTTTCCAAGGGTCCTTAATAAACTCATCAATATCCACCTAAGCACTCATTTCTTGTATGATACAAACGAATCTTCATTAAAAGTTTGCGGGTATTAGCATTAATAAGTTCTCCACAAGCACCACAGTTAACATCCCATTCACCAGTGAAGAAGTCATATCTGGCACCATACTTTTGTTTGGCATATTTGGCTATACGAAACTCAGTAAATGGATCAGGTATCTCAAGGTTTCTTAGCATAAGCACACCATATCCTACCATCTGTCATGGTTTGATGTAGTTCCCAGAACAAGGGATCTTTAACACTCATCTCACACTTTAGACATTCTTGAGGTTTCATTCTTCACGCTTCCAATGTAAATATGATTTGATATAGACGGCTGCATAGGCCAGGGCACTGAAAATGAATCCATATTGATCAGTATATAAAGCATAGGCAATCCATAAGCATTCATTAAATAGCAGTACAAACCATCCCCATATAGTCTTTCGACCAACAAAGAAGATACCTGTAACGCCAATAATAGCAAGCACCCAGGAGGCATAGTCGTTCATGAACAGTTCCATATATTCAGTATACCTTAGATTGAGGGTTTGGTCAAGTTATGAGTTTAAATCCATGATGAGATGATCTTTACACACACCTGAGACAGTGTAGTTTCCAGGTTTGCCAACTAACTGGCTATACATAGCAGCCTTGTCGCAATAGTGACATTTCTCTGGATCTCTGGTAATCATGATAGGTTAATTATAACACATTGAAATATTTCGGGGGAATTAAAGAAGTGTTCGTAATCCCTATTATAAGATATAAACCCTATAGCCCCATATGCCCCATATACGAGAACTTTATCCCGTGGTTTTTATGTGTCTGATAGGCAAGACAAACAGACAAATGGCTCATCATCTGGTTTGATATATAGTTGATCACACTGGGTACAGGCTACTCTATAGCCCATAAACTTAGAATATGATGAGTCTAATTTGTTCATAGATGTATTTTATCATATAGTTATCCACAGGTTTGATAGCATAAAAATGTTAGTTATCCACAGGTTTATCCACATATAAATCTTACTGATTATATTATTAGACAGAGTAGAAGTGGAGTGAAGTGGAGAGTAGTGGAGGATGGCGCACTTTTAACGAAGGGCGTTCGTAATCCCAAACCTCAAACCTTCATATCCCCAAACCTTCATAGCGGGATTATATCGCAAACCTTCATATCTGTCAAACCTTCATGTGCATGGTTTGGGCATTGTATCCTATCTTGTAAGGTTTGTCAAGCCCATTTCATGCAAAAAAAATCTCCCATAATCAGGGAGAAATTGTCGATAATCGTAATCTTATTTTATAAAACCAATATGAAATTTATAGAAAACCAGGAGAAAAGGTTTGTTATTCTATAGGGGTTTGTTTGGTGTATCTATTTCAATCCCCTGGGAAAATTGGTAGATCTCTCCAAGGGCTACGCCCACGGCTTCGCCGTCTTTGATAGGATCATTAATGATTTCTAGGGCGGGAGTGAAAGAAAAGAACTTAGACAAACCTATAAGGTGAGTAACACCAACAAAGGAATTCCAAACCTGATCAGAGAAAGCCTTATAACCCTTTGGATCTCTTTTAGCATATTCTGCAAAGTATCTTGGACTCATACAAACCATTATATCACGATTTGGGAAAATTCTGATGTCGTTCGTAATAAGGTTTGACAAATGTGGTTTGATATGCTAGGAACTTCAGGGACTTTTTTGGATTGGATCGTAATAAGGTTTGACAAAATGGTTTGTCCATGGTATCATATCAAAATTCTAGCGCTTTTTTGCATGCCAAAGGGAGCACCCAATTAAGAGCGCTCCCTATCTGCAAACTATTCTTCTGGTCGGTTCTCTTCTACATACGCCATTAGTTCGTTCATATTAGTAACTCCTTCAAGTTCCTCTTCTGTAACCTCTAATGCCTTTAGCAACAGATCAAATGTCTCTTCAATAAATGTTTCTGCCATTGGTGTTTCTTTTACTAACCCCTCAGCAATAAAATATCCAAGAGGTAGCCCAACATCGTTGAACTCGATAAAGTTTTTCATATCCTCATCATCTCGGAACTCAATCCAAAACTGTCCCAAGATACCTGCCTTATTTGCGAAATCTATCATTGTAATCCTCTCCAAATTGGTCTGTCATCATTCTATCATACTCCTCTTGTGCCGTCAAGGCAAGGACATCAAATCTATTAAAGACAATGGCTGGGTGGTTTTGTACTAAATACATTCCCACCTGCTCTAAGTCAATAGAAAAATCTTCTGTCAATAACTTTGCCAACCTCTGCGCTAAGCGTGAGGCAGGGGTATGTTCCGCTCTCCTAACACTGTAAGCCATAGCATACTCCTCTCAATTCATTATACCCTAAAGGACAGGGTGGCGCAACCCCCACAGTCACGCCAACCCTATCTTTATTTAGTTAATCAGGAAGTGACCAAACCCCTGATTTGAAGGCGCCTAAGCGCTTACATTTTGTGGGGCGTATGCATTAATGAAAGCGTCCCAATTGACATTTATGTCTGAGCCAAGTTCATAGATAGTTTTAGTATTGAAGTCGATGATTACAGTAGTATCCCAAAATTCATACTCATCGTTATTAATAGCATAGATTCCAAACCCTGTCTCATCTAAGACTGAGTCTTGCATAAAATAACTAATCATCATCCTCGTGGCATAGGATTGATCAATCCACCGTGGTTTTGAATGCTGCAGGGCCATAGCAAGGTCCCGCTGCCATTCGGTCTCACCCCAGTGGCTATAGAGGACCACTGAAGGCTTTGTTAGTGAGTCTTTAAAGACATAGTTGATTCTTGCTCCCATTAGTTGTCGTCATCCTCATCATTAACAAAGTTAACAGTTACACTATGTACTCTGCCGTCTTCTATTTCAGCGTATACAGGATACATTCCGTCACCGTACCCTGTGTTAAATACAACGGCAGAACCTTTGTTTAGTTCCCCGTATCCTTTTGTCAAGGTAGCGTTACAAGCACCAAGATAACCGTACTCGCCTGCCTTGTTATGGTGCTCATCAAAAGCAATCTTGTCTGACTCCCAAGGCTTCCATTCTTCTAAGTAGCAAGGGTCGCCAATTAAAGCCTGCCCTGAGTCAACAGCAAAATAACCTATTAGTTGTTTCATTGTGGGGTATCCGTTTCTATTAGTAGTAGTTCTTCAATTGTAGCACAATTAGGACATTTTTCCAAATCGGCCTCATCAAACTTATCTCTGATTGTATTATCAGGGTCCTCAAACTCAGCGCTGCAGTTCTCACAGTAGAACCAGTTATAACTAACTCGTATCTGAATATCAGTATCAGGAGGGCAAGGAACTTCAGTGATAAAGTATCCTAATCTATTTACAAATCCCCAGCCATTCCAGACATAGGACCCGCCGTCGTCTCCGTCACCATACATCCAGATTTTGTCAGGGGATTGAGATTTAACAAACTCTACCTCATCACCATATGTCTCAAACATAATGCCACCATAGCCATTATCAAATGAAGCATTGTTATCTATATGATTAACTATTGGCTTGTATGTATCACACCACTCATCAAAGTCCATTTCAATAAAGTTATTCATTGTTCTTCATCCTATCACTGATAGCAAATGCTAATTGATATGTAAGGGCATAGACTTCTACAAGAGCGTCCATTCGTCCTTCTGCTCGTGTGCGGTCCATAGAAAGCATTGCGTCAGAGTATCCACCCTCACGCTCCTCTTTCTCAATCTCAATGTAATCATTCTCGGCTTCCAGCATTAGGTTCTTAAGTTCACCGTGTAGGATGTCAGTACCTGACTCTCCCATATCAATTAATTTCTGTAGTCGTGGGTCCAGTTTTGTATTCATCATTAGTCTATTGTAGCCTCTAACACTGACAAAAAGTGGTAGCAGGCAAGAATCTGTCCATTGGTGGAGATATCTTCTATCTCTAACTCACGATACTCATCGTCTTCATAGTTAGAATAGTTATCCATTTTGGTTTGTAGTTCCTCAGAGTCTTGCTCCAAGGATAGCAGGTGTAGTCTTACATATTGCTCAAATGTTTTTAAGTCGTCCATAGTATTAATTATACGGGTTCGTGTTTATTTTTACAACTTCACGGGGTGTGACCTTGCTCACATCTGTAATGATAGGCTCCCAAGCATCTTCAATACTAATATAAGCCATCTTCCTACCACAAGGGCATCTCATCTCTACAGATCCATTAGGGAATCCATAGCCATCCCTGGCGGTAAATTGAATGAGAGCATCACACTCATCAGGATCGCAAACAAATGTATACTTACTCCACATTGTGAACATACTCCTTTGCCCATTCAGGCGCTTCGCCTTCTACCCAGTCTAATTTAACATCAAAGTCTCCACCGCCACCTTCAGGCCAGCCAGTTGTTACTACTAACTCTGTGCCGTCCTCAAAGAAGATTTGCTCAACAATGGTGCGGTATGTAATTTCACGGGATTCAATGTTCATTAGTCCTCTATGTATTCTACTGAGATGTTGCCCAAGACTTCATCATACTTTACCATAGTATCTATGTCCTCAGCAAATCGAGCCATTAGATAATCTACTTTATCTTCCGTGCTCATATCAGGTGGACCGTATAGTTCAAACCCTATATCATTAGACATAGCATCATCTATATCTATGGTTTGTTCAAGACTGATTCTAACTTTCATTAGTCAAAGTACCCTTCTGACCATAGGCCATCAAAGAAGGACATAGCCTTCTCCAAACCATCTGTTATCTCATCTGAGAGTCTACCTGATTTGATAGCATCTTCCATAGCATCTGTCATTACTGCAATATCAGTTTCAGTATATCCTAACATTAGCCTACCTCTATTCCTGCGTAATGTGCGATAGTATTAAGTGTAGTGTGGATATGGCAGTCGCAAGCCTCTCCACCCATATTTTCCTCAAACTCTAAGTGAGAGTAATTGCTTTCATATATTTCATTGATTAGGTCGTCAATGGTATTCACTTTGTATGCCACTCACCTAACTCAGGTAGGAAAACATTTTCTTGTATATCCCATTGGGCGTCATCCCAACTAAGTTCATCATTCATTACTTTAGCAATCTCATCTATGAAGGTTTGCATAACGGCTTCTGCGTGGTGTCTATTCTTAGCCTTGATATTTGTAATAGAGATAGCAAGGTCGCAAGAGTAGTAGTCTTGTAGCATTGGGTCTAATACTGTTTGGGTCATACATATTCCTTTTCGTAGGCTGGAAGTGAGGTTACTACTAATTCTAACATTTCGTCAGGGTATCTGTCAAGCACCCAATTAAGGGCCTGTCCAGCAGTCTTAAAGTCAGAGGCGGTAGTGCTCTCCCCATAACCTTGAATGGTTGCTTCCCAGCAGTCAACGCCACCAGGAGAGCAGGAGTAGTTCATTTCATATATTGCCACTTGTTTGGTCATATCTTAATTGTAGCGTAGGGGACTGACAAATGGAAGGTTTGGGGGAAATGTCAAGTCCATCTTAATCCTAAATCAGGGAAATATTATTGATCATCTTAATAAAGAATGTGATAAATGTCACACCGCTAGAAATATTTTTACTAGGAAATTTTGCGAAGTGTACGGGACTTGAACCCGTGATCTCTACCGTGACAGGGTAGCGCATTAACCAACTATGCTAACACTCCAGTTATGGAGAGCAGTTTTAATTCTTGCTCAGGAATTTTTTGTTATGCTAAGGACATAACATTTTGTACAACTTTTAGCAAACGATTTTTTTCTGCGTTAATAGCAGGGTCAAATCCTGATGCTGATGCGAGAATGGATTCGTTAGAACCACCACGAGCAGAACGATACCAGTCAAGGCGTTCAGTTAGCGCATTGAAAGCACCCCACGCATTACCAGCAATCATTCCGTTAAATTCACCAGTGTAAATATCGTTGATGACATCAACTTTATTTTCCCACTTTTTCATTGAACCCTTAGAATCTTTTTCTGGCTTAGCATAAGCAGCAAGAATGATGTCATTGAATTGCTTAGCAGAAACTTCTTTTTCAATCATAGCCTTAGCCATAATATCAAATTCGTCCATATAAGCATTAGCAAGACCAAGAGTTTCACGAGCAATTTGTACCTTGCCGTTAGCGGTCTGTGTGTGGCGAATCTTGAAAGATTGCTTGATGCCCTTATTCTTCTTACGACCTACGCCACCAAGAGCAAGGTTAAGAGTGTTAGCGCATACAACACGAACTGGTGTGATACTTGCTTGAATAGCAATCGAGCCGTCGTGTGATGTGTTGATGAGCAAATAAGTTTTTACCTTATCGCTCACGCCGTTAGGGTCAAGAATTGTTTCACGCTCTAATGCTAAAGCACCGAATACAACACGACCACCCTTGATTGAGCCAGCCGTTTCCCAACGACCCCCGCCGTCAAGAATATTGTCACCGAATGAGAATAAATCTTCATTCTGTAGTGGGTGATAGCGTTCGCCAACAATTCCAAGAATGTCGGTCTGAGCGTTATCTGTAGGATTTGTACGCAATACATATTGGTATTGCTTATCGCTTGTTAAGTGTGTAGGTGCTTCTAAATCTTCAAGACGAACATTCCAACCATTTAGATTTGCTGCTTCCAACATTTCTGCGGTTGTCTTTTCTTCTGTAAAGACTGTACCTAATCCGTGCCAAGCAGGTTCACGGAATGATGCGAATGATGCCTTGCCGTTTTGAGTTTCAATATCGTGAGCCACGATTTCCTTCTTTCTGTTGTTGATAATCTAATCATACACCCATAGGCTGACAAAAGTCAAATCGTATAGCCAGACATAGGGCAATTCGGACATTTTTTAAATGTGATCTTAAACATATGTGATAAATATCACACCGACACGCTAGGAAAATTTTGAGGGAATTAAAAGGTGAGCAGTTTTTAAACGTGCTCAGGTTTATTAGTAGCCCCCTACTAAATATCCACTCTGTCAATTGATGATGACAAATAAGCAATTGAATCTGAATTGTAATCAACAGTATCAAAATCAATATCGTGAATTGCATTTGTTGCGTCTTCTTCTGTACGAGCATTAACAGTCACTGAGTACATAACAGTAACTTCAACTTCGAATTCTTTTGTTAATTCAAAGCCCATAATTTCTGCAATTGCTTCGGCTTGCTCTTCTGTGATGTCTTGGTTTTCTAATTCTCCAAGGGTCCACTCTTGCATTGATTCAACCATACGATTCTTATCTGCAGAATCTTGATATGAGCGCTGAGTTACTTTTTGGATGTGCTCCTCAAGTTGTTGAATGCGTTCTTTGTTTTGTACAAGAGTTGTTTCTAAAAACTCTCGTGTCATATAGTGATTATCTATTACTGGTTGGTCCACGGGGGCCTCTTTCTGTTAGTTGGTTAATTTAATTATACTACTGGCCACTGACAATTGTCAAGGACCCTTGCGGGGAGCAGTTTTGATACTTACTCAGGTAGTTACACCTCATTTGACAGTTGGTGTGAACTGGTCCCCCATCCAGTCTAAGGGGTAGACGCTCTATAGTATTTCTATGATCGCCCTAATCAGCCTGGCGAATTCTCCACTCTATTTATTTAGCCACGCATTTCTGTGGTCGTGGTTGAGCAGTTTAGACTCATACTCAGGAGTTGTATCTAATTATAGATACTGAGCGATTGCGTTGTAGGTTGAGGTATTTACTGTTTCCTCATCTGTCATCTTTAGAATACGAATTGCGTTAGCAATTTCTTTCTTAGACTCTCGGTAGGTGCTTCCGTGAATAACCTCAAAATCCTTTTCAGGTTCTGTTGGAAAGTCTGTTTCCTTTGTCTTGATGTCAAAATCAACATTTAGTGTTTCTGACCAAGAACGATAGTTGGTGCGGAGGTTTTCAGCATTTGAGAAATGAGCAATAGCCCAATTTCCCAATTCTGTCTGCCAAGCCTTGTAAGCAGTTTGGAACTCTGCTTCTTTTTGTTCTTGTGTTGCGTAGTCTGCCTCTAACTTAGTTAGTGCTTCCTCTAATCCTGCGATTACACGAACTGTTGGGATTTTTACATTTATTGCTTTTGCTCTTGCCATCTTTTTATCTCTTTTCTGTTTGTGGGGTATTTATCTATTATAGCGTGGGGGTCTGACATTTAAGTGAGCCTTTTTAATTCTTGCTCAGGAATAAGTAATTAGATTACTTGGCTGTCCAAGTTGTGTAGCGTGTTGCGCCATTGACATCTAACTTGATACGAACTGATTGTCCGTCCTTGCTTGGTGAGATTTCTTGGATAGTGCCTGTTACCTTTGACTTCTGTGAAGTGTATAGGTCGCCTACCTTGTAAGTTGCGTTTGTTACTGCCATTTTTGTTTTTCCTTTTCTGTTTGGGTAATACCTAAGTATAACATTTCCTACTGACATTTATCAAATTATTATCTGATAATCTCACTATGTGAAACTGTTTATTTAGTTTTACCTTGTTTTGTTTATAGTATAAGTGTAGCACAAAAATGTCATAAATGTCAAATCGGGAGGGGTTTTGGGTGTGATCTTAAACACATCTTAAATGCTTGACAAACCAAAAGTTTTGCGCTAGGATTTTTCTAGGCCCTCCACTTTTCAGCGGGGACTTGAAAAAAAAGTAATTATGATTATATATGTTAGTATCATTACAAATGCAATTTTCATTTATCTCATTTCTTAGTAGCAGAAAAAACTATGTCTGCTTTAGAGTATACACACAATCCGCAAGAAACGCAAGCGCTTCCATTAGTTGAGATAAGTGGAATTGATTTTAGATTTTCAGGACACTTAGCACCAGGCTTACCAATCATTTCTTTCATATCTGTTTGGCCAATAGCAAAATTCTTAGCAAGGTATGCTAAACGAACACCTTGATTAATTTTTAGATCAACACCAGTTTTTACATTCTCACTATCAGTGCTAAAGTAAAGAGACAGGTTTTCAATATCCTTAAGGATGAGAGCAGCAGACTTAACACGAGTGTAAACCCAGAATTGAATATCAGGATTAAGTTTGATTACATCGGACCAGGCAGTGGTATAAGTATCGTTAAAGAAGTCACCGTCCCAATGAATGCGAAATAGCATAGGGGCGTCTTTCTTTATACAATCAGCCTTAAAATCAGCAATCATCTCACTAATTAAATTAAGCATAGTTAAATAGTCTGCGTCTTTTAGCAGGGACCAATTGTGTAATAGATTAACCTTTACTGAAGGGAAGACTTTTTCAAGTTTTCCTGCGTAGCAAACACTTTCACAAACACTGGTAGCACCAGGGCACGAGTAAGCCTTTCCAGCAGGTAATCCAAAAGTGTTGGCAATTGCGGCTTGCTTTCCATTTTTTGTGACAAGGTTAGCCACCTTTCTATCGTTAGATCTTTTTAGTTTAAGGGTATTAGTAGTCAAGGCCAAGGCTCATCTCTAAGGCAATGTCTTCATTATAGGTATAAGACATTTCTTCAAGTAAGCAGTGTGTACACTTTTCTTCATATGCGTCAACGGCATTTTCTTTACATTCAGGGCAGGTTGTTGCGTAGTATTCATCATAGATTTCATCGTTTTCGAATGTCATAGTGGGGCGACCTTTCTTAGTTGTTATATTTTAATTGTAGCAGTTCGGACTGACATTTCTTACGGTTGTAAGCCTTTTTAGAAGGTACGGCAGAAGCAGCGTTAGACCTACGGAGTTCCATAAGTCTGCGTAATTCCTCAGCGTTTTTCTTTGTTGTCATAAACTAATCTTAGCATACATCATCTTAAAATGTCAAATCTTAAATCTGTGATCAATCTCACATCGACACGCTAGAAAATTTTGTGCGGGGAAGCACACAAAATTAATTCTTATTACTCGTCAGACTCATCTACAAAAACATAGAGAGGAATTGTATCAGTGTAACTATACTGATTAACTTCTCTTTCGCCAAACTCATTTTCTATTTCAATGTCATAGTTATCTCCAGTAGAATCACTTTCAATAAAAATAACTTCAACGATGTCATCACCAATTTTAATTAAATCACCAAGCATTAGTTGGTCTGGTGTTAAGTTATCGGCTTTGATCAATTCCATAGTTTTCATTGTATCAGACATTTTATCCATCCATCTCTACGCAATCCATAAAACACTCTTCGCAAGTGTCTTCCATTTTTGTGTAATCATCTTGATTCTTACAATCGTGTTTAACGCAAGGGCATTTATCTATGGGGGCTAAAGTCATCATTAGTCTTCATCCTCGTATTCGTCTACTGGGTCAATAAACCAAGATAGGTGGTGTTGGTCTACAATAGCGTGGGCAGGTGCGTGGCTCATACCCTTATAGAATACGCCTTCGGGCATAGCAATAAATCTATCATAGTCCTCATCATAGTATGCGTCAATAGCATCAATACAAGGTTGTACCATAGAAAGTGGTACGGGTGGGTAGTGATTACCCTGTAAGTGATAGGCTAATTGTGTTTCTAAATCTAAAACGCTATCTGCTAATCCAATTGCTGTTACGCTTCCCATTATTTATACCTCTACGCTTTCGTTGTTGTTAGTTAATTGATTTATGTCTGCGACATAGACATTATCTTTATTTATTCCATACTTTAATTGGAATTGAAATGTATCAATAGCCTCATCGTAGGATTCAGCCTCGACATTTATGAAAGTATTAAACTCAAAAATTTCCATTACTTACTCACTACCCTTCTGCCTTCACGATAGAAAGTCTTAGTGTGTAATTTTCCTGAAGGCTCTGAGAAATTAACTGTTGAGTATTCATCAGCAAATCCCCAATCCTCAAAACTATTAAACACGCTAACTGCGGATACTGCGTCTGAGTAACGCCCTGTCCAATGTACGGGCTTACTGTCATACGATACTGTTACTGCGTATAGGTATTCATTTTCCATTAGTCGTTCTCCTTAGTTGTAAATAGTGCGCCTTCATTAAGTAATCCAACCTCTAACTTAAATAACTCATCTGGCGTGGCTTGCTCCAAGTCTACCCAACCTGCGCCTTCGTTGTCAATTCTAAAAATCTCAATGTATCCCATTAGTGTTGTTCCTCGCAATCATTAGAGTAATCAAATTCGCAAAAGTAGCAACCCATACTTTCGCCGTGTGCTTTACAAATGTATTTAAATTGTGACTCATCACAACAAAAACGCATTTCATCTTTAATGAGATAAAACTCATTTTGGTCTATTATTACTGAGGTCATTTCTGCCTTCTTTCTTTATCTTATTACTATGTAATCCTATCATCTTCGGCTGACATTTATCTACCTACTGGCGAGTAATTCCAAATAGTAAGACGCTCAACCTATGTGATAAAACTCACAAAATTTCGGGCGTGTCGTAAATAACTTCTTAAATGACTTGTGGATAACCTGTGGACGACACGCTAGGTAAATTGCCTAGAAAAAATTTGAGCAGTTTTAGATCTTGCTCAGGATTTTTATTTATTATGAATTACTATTTGCTAAATCATTTACACCACACGCAATTTTAAAAGTCATTGGGTTAAAGCGTGGGTTATCTGATAAAAACATATCTGAAAAGTCATAGATTAAATCTTCAAAAGTAAATTGGTCAATTAAATCTGAATAACTTTTTAGAATTTCAGCAGTTGCGACATAGTCTTTTCGTGTCATCATTTGTGAGTACACTCGCTTTCTGATTCGTGTCCAAATTCATCTACCAATTCTTCATAGATTTCATCAATGTAGTCTAAATAGTCGCTCATTATTCGGCCACCTTTAGAATTGCGTAGGACCCGTTAGCATTGATTTCATCAAGCACTGGTTTTAGTTTTGGAGTTAGTAAATCTTTTAGCATTGATTCTAAAAGATGAATTTGAGAAACTTCATCAAGGCGCAAGAATTCTTGTGCTATTGGATGAGTCTCATCAAATTCGGTAACGAAACGGAGTTTGTGTTCTACTTTTATCATTTATTTATTTCCTATTCTTTAGTTGTTAAATTGGTTTAGGTCTTGCTCAATGCCAAAATCGCATTCACAAGTTTCGACATCAAAATTATCATTATCGCCAAAAAAGATTAAACCTGTTGAGTGGCATTCCTCGCAGGGTATCGACATAACTGAGTTTATCATTTAGTCACCAACCTTTACGGCAAGTATTCGGTATGTATCTTTTAGATTAAATACTGAGGGATAGTGAGGGCGTACCTTAACACGATAAGACTCGCAATCTGCGTACCAGACATCAGACTTTTCTGCTGAGATAATTTCACCCTTTAGAGTTTTTGAGTGATAAGTTTTTCCTACAAGTAGGTTTTCGATTGTATAAACATTTGCTGACATTATTTGCCTTCTTTCATTTGTTCTTGTATTGCTTTTGATTTCAGTAGGGCTTCTAAGCCTTTACCTAATGAGGCAAGGCGTTGAGCCTCTACCATTTGCTTGTATTCTTCAAGTGTCATTTATTCTGACCTTTCTTTAAGTGATAATACTATCCTATCAGGGGGGGCTGACATTTTTGCCACTTATTTGCTAAGGCTCATTGTGATTTATCTCACACTTATTTGCTTAGGCTCATTGGCTAATGTCTTTATTTAATTGTTCTTACTATGTAAGTATAGCAAAGAAATGTCAAAAAGTCAAATCTAAACACGGCGTGTCGTATGTGATTAATCTCACATTAGTTATACACACCCCTGTGGATAACTTTTTGCTAGGTTTTTTTATTCGCCCTTCACGAATAAATAAGATCCATAGAATAAGCAAATAAAAGAAAACCAAAACAATGCGTTACCGCTAATAAAAAAGTTACTCATTTATTTTTCCTCAATTTCATTTAGTAAATCCCAAAGTACTGGCTCTAATTCTAACGCTACTGCGTCAAGTTTTTCTTGAAGTGTTTTCATTTTATTTCTCCATTACGCTAATTATAACTTTAAAATCTTTTTCTGTTAGCAATACACCAGCGCAACCCCATAGACCTGCTAACCAGTTATCACCGTATTTTTCTTTTGCTAATTTAACTGCTTCATCACGCAATTCATCTTTTATCATTACTTACCTACCTTATAGAGAAAGTCCCAAGCCTTACGGCATAGAATAATTGACTCACAGTTATCGCAACAGATAACGCCGTGAGGGTTAAGGTCTAAGTCATAGACATCAACGCTTGCTGATGTTGCGCCACATACAGAGGCGAGGCTTACATAGGTACTCATTATTTTACTCCTTCGAATAATTCTTTACACTTATTAGGATTTTCCCAATAAGGTTGCCCTTCGTGATACAGGGCGGGGGCTAATACAACCTGACCGCAAGGGCATAGGTTCATTAAGCCTTTAGGGTAATCGCTTACAGTAGCGAACTTAGTCCAAATACTCATTTATTTTTCCCCTCTAATAATTCCGTTAATTGCTAACAGGTCGCACTCTACTTTTAGAGTTGTTGATTTATTTAATTGTGAAGGTAGCGCAGAGATAAACTCACGCAATTTTTGTTCGGTAACGAAAGGCATTTTCTTAGTGTTACCATTGTAAGATGTAAGTGTAAGAGTAATCATTACTTAGACACCTTCCAATCTGTCCACATAGGCAGACGCTCAGGGTCGGTATCGTTATACCAACGCTCAATGTTATTTTCACAATCTTGGCAGAAAGTAAATTGCTCATCACCAATTTCGGAGATAGCAGATTTCATAGGGTTATGCTCAACGCATTTTGTTATTGTTAGTGTAGTCATTTTAGACCACCTTTCTTTAGAGGATTTCTTTACCTCTTGTTTTTCTTTATACTGTAATTGTAGCAGGGGGGTCTGACATTTTGAGGGGTATAAATAGGGTAAATCGGACATTGTGAGATTAGTCACATATGAGGTACATCACATTACTTATACACATCACCCTGTGGATAACTTTTTCTAGGGGATCGATGTGGTGTATATCACATAGACATAGGCCCTATATACGGCGTGTCGAGTTGCTTTTGTCAGTCTATCCTGCTATACTTGCCATATAACAACAAACAAAGGATAAACAAATGATGTACCCAAAGGACACTCTCGCAGAGATGATTACTGCTAACGGATTTGATGTAACACCAGCCCTTATTGAACTACTAAACAAAGCCTATGAATTAGGCGTAGAGGATACATACTAAGATGAACCCATTTACATATATGATTGATTGGTTAGATGAGAACGCTGATTACGCACCAATAGGAGCGTTTATCGGAGTAGTTATAGCAATAGCACTATGTTTTATATTAGGAGGTAAATAAATGATAACAGCAACACTAACAAGCGTTACAGGTACTACTAAGAAGATGGAATTTCCTAACAAGGAGAATGTACTATCCTTCATTGACCGCTATGCGGAAGTGCTACCAATAGGTACGGCTATCAATATAGACGCACCACTTGCTGGTATCCACTCAGGTTGGATACAAGGTAAGGCTAAAAAGGTTTGACAAATAAATAAATCTTAGTGCGTCTGTTATGGGCGCACTATTTTTTTGTCATTTTATTTTTATAAACACGTATCATACATCTGAACAATATTTTCAGATTTATGGTAAAATGAACTATGGGAATTTTAGACAATTTGGAGAATGCCTTAGATGATGAATTTAATTTTGAAAGTTCATTATATAAGCCAGAAATGGATAGTCTTGCTGTAAAAATATTTTCAGAAACTGTCTGTGCAGAATGTGAATCTAAGTCTATGCCAGTAACAGATAACATGGGTAGAGAAATTTTCTGGGAAGACTTAGGAAGACCTACCAACGCTTAGGATGTTTATCCGTATTATACTTTCTATAGATCTGGAAGTCATTTAAAGCATTTATAATAACTTTTCTATCTACATTACACATCTTGGCTAATGTATCAATAGATTTTTCCTGGTCTACATATTGGATTTCTAACCACTCTTTATTTTCATGGTTTTTCATTAAAAAAGTCTCTCGCTCTCTGATATAAATTTTCAGATTTGCTATGAGTGGCTATATGTATATGAGGATGCTCCATAAGTCCAATAAAATTCGGGGATCGATCATTAAAATGAATAGATATCTCATCTATATCCAAATACACTCTAAGATCATTTATAGTTTGCACTATATCTGCAAAGGTACTAAGTCCTTCTTGGCTATTTAACATATCGTTGGTTTGTCGATAATGTTTATTTGGAATAAAAACTAATTCAAAAGGTGTATTTGGAAACAACTCTTCATGCACATAGTATTTTTCATTTTGGTATATGGGATTATGTTCATTGTCAAGGTTTAAGGTTTGGTATTGTTCAAAATCATGATCTATATACACAGATAGATATCTGGTATCGTTTTGTCCAAAAGTGACCCCTACGTGGTTCCAAATTTTACATTCTTTAGAATTTTCGGGGCATAGAAAACAAAAGTCTTCTTCACTTTTGGCATCAGTCATTATTCTGTAATATGACCGTTATCTTTTAATGCATCGTAAATAATGCCATTCATATAACGAAGTTGATAAGACTGCTCGTTAATGATTTTTTCAATTTCGGCGGGATCCATATTTTGCTGTGCTGCCATTTGTCTATTAAACTGTTCAACAGTCTCAGACATAATTTCTACTGCTGTATCCTTCATTGTATTCTCCTCTGGTGTTAACATGTTAAACCGAAAACGGTTGTATAACTATTATAGCGTATTGGCAAATATCCGTCAAACCTTATTTCCACTCTATTTCCTGGTCATATGTCACGCTATATTCATCTGTAAATATTTCAGCATATGAGATTATATCTTTTTGATATCGTACCAAGGTGTTTCGGCCTACTTTGTCAGCCATATACTTAACACCCTGGACTAATGGCTCAAAACTCATCTGCTGGGCTTCTAGGGCCGTATTAAGGGTATTGAGGTAACGTTCCTTGCCGTATCTCTTAGATGTAAATGATTGATCAACATATTCAAATCTTGCTTGCTTATCGTTATCCCGTGCAATGTCCGAATTGTCTATTATGTACTTTATTGCAGGATGTTCCATCCGTGTTGACCAGTTTCGCATGTTGTTGCTGTACTTTTCCATATTGCGTAGAGTTGAATCAGCAAAGGCCATGCGTATAAGGTCAGATTCGGAGGTTTGAACCTCTGTTGCGAACGAAATTAAAAACGCAGTTGCGTAAGGAAACTTGTCGCTATATGTCGTCACGCCGAAGTGTACATTCGGATTGAACGACTTAGAAGACATAGCATCCTCTATTAAACGCATATGATTTCCGAGTGAAACAAAACCTTCTCGATTCATGTCACAGTCTACAAATAAGCATTCCTCTGGGGAGATCCCGTCGGCGAGACATAAAAGATTTTTATCGTACGAACCCACTATTTTCGAACCGTTAAAACGCTCCAATAATTTTGCGGTCATAAAACCATCCATGTCAGGGGATATAATTAAATTCTTAGAATGCTCAAGTGTTTTAAGTATCTGTGTTTTCATTTTTAAAATACACCCCTTATAATAATCTTATTATGACAGTACAAGACTGGGCTTCCCTTATAGTAGCCATTCTAACAATTGTATCATCTATAGCCTTTGCAATCAAGTGGCTGGTGAGACATTACTTAAGCGAACTTAAACCAAATTCAGGATCAAGTATCAAAGATCAAGTTTCAAGATTAGAGAGTCGTCTAAACGAAGCAGATACCAAAAGAAAAGATATGGATCGAAAATTAGATCACATGTATGATATTCTTATTGAGTATATTGCAAAATCCAAGTAACTATATATACTATATATAAGATATCTTTTAAAACTATAAAGATAGTTCTTTTTTCTTATATATATTTAGTATACACTATCCAATACATGGCTAAAATAGACTTATAGTAACAAAACGGACATATCCAATTGTAACAGTTTGGTAAACTTTAATATCATGTCCAGATTGTCCCTTTTTGTGGTACAATTTTATAGTCTAATACCATGGTTTGTCCTATACCCACCGATCATGGTATTAGTCATTTTTCATGGTATAATCTAGTATTATGACTATCTGTGGACCTGAAGTTTTTGGCTATGACCCGATAAATATCAAGTGGTCTGTAGTTCGTGGTGATACTGCAACTATAAGAATCGACTTTTTAGAAAATGATGAAGTCTCATTATTTGATACTACTGGCTGGATTTTTAAAGCAAGTTCCTATGATCCAAAAACTCAGATAATTGATGATTTAGTAGTTTCTTCACATCCTGGATATGTAGTTGTTACCGCTTCTCCAGATATAACATCTTATTGGGGAACAACCTATAAAAGTATAGTTTCTGAATTAATTTTTGATCTTCAAGTTAAAATTGACGATACTGTATGGACTCCAGTTATTGGAACAATAAATGTGATTGGCGATATTACAGGTACCATCTAATGCCAATTATAAAAGTATCCCATATAACTCCCATTCAATTACCGTCAGCAATAAAAATTTCAACAAATGGAAATGTAAAAGTTTTTAAAGTTAAAAAATAATTTACTGGAGGATTTGTGGTTTCTAAAAATATGGATTTTCCAATAAGCAAGAAAGCGGCATACGCATCTCAAGTTGAAAACCAGCAAAGTATAGTTACGGACAACTCAGTCGGATATATTCCAGTTCCTGGCCCTCAAGGACCAAGAGGTCTTCAAGGAGAAACTGGACCTCAAGGCCCTAAAGGTGAACCTGGACAAGATGGACAAAAAGGACAAAAGGGAGATACTGGACAAAAAGGACAAGATGGAAAAAGTTCTTTACCAAATTACAATCAGCCAGCAGGTTGGGCAAAGTACGTATCTGATAACCTGATACCAACAAAAACTGGAGCGTCTCAGGGAGAAGATGGTTGGGTATCCTTAACTCTTGGAAATGTTTCACGTGAAACAGTTGAAAAATATCTTCCATCAAATTCTCAGGGTCTATATGGAAAAGAAACAAAAAGAATTAACCTTAAAGGATTAGAACTTGGCACCCAACTACAAATAACTTATGATTTTGAAATCACTACATATTCTTCAAATACAGAAGTATGGGTTAGATCATTTTTCCCTGAAAGCAAGTCTGAAGTTATATCTTTTGTAGCATCTTTAAAATATCAATATTCGTATGACCTCTCTGTCACTCAAACCCTATTTTTAAATTCAGATGCTGATAAGATTTCTGGAATTAGTCCACAGGTTAGAACCGATATGGACGCAATAGTATTGTTAAAAAGTATAGCAGTTTCAGTCAGGTAACATGGTATAATAAAATCATGGCATTCCCAGGCACAATGAACATTACATACTATAAAGGTGATACCTATGAATTTCGGGTATACCCAAAAAAGTCTGACGGTACACCCTATAACCTTTCTGAATTTGAACATAATGCAGGTACATTAAAAGGACCAAAATTTACAATTGCGCCAACCAGAGGTCTTGACTATGCGTCAAACCCTGCTGTAGTTAAAGCATATGCTTCAATATCTGCAGATAACACATATTTAACATGTGCAATTAGGCCAGGAGATGGAAATCTTCTAAACTCTACAGTTCAGTATGTCTACGACATACAAATAGTTGATGGACGTTCTGGTAACACAGATCCTCAACCATACGATAAGGTAATCACAGTTTTAACTGGTATTATAACTGTTGTTGAAGATGTAACAAACCCAAGTCTGGAGTCTTAAATGGTAGATGTATTGATTGACACAGAGGATATCACAGTTCTTGGCGGACCAGAATCAATAAGCGTAGATTTAGATGTCGGTCCAAATGGAGAACGAGGAAGCAGAATATTTACTTCTGTAGGGGATCCAAATCTAGTTTCTATAGGTGGCAATCAAACTTTTAAGGTTTTTGATTTGTGTATAAATGTTAATCCTTCACATGAAGACTATCAATTTTTATACCAGAGAATAAATGACTCTGGAGATGAAACTTGGGAAAAAATATTTAAAATGACAACAAATCAATACTCAGAGGTTGAGTCAAGAACTTTTGTTGATGGAGAAGTTGAAATTGTAATAAATTTAATAGATGTGGTTCCAGAAGATATGATAACTACAGTCCAGGCTTCAGATTTTGCCGTAATGCATAATATTTCTGGCAGCCAAACCCCAATAGCAAGTTCTATGCTAGTAGGAGATATAATTACTAACGGATCGTCCCGTGGATTACCAATAACTATTCATGGAGCATCCCTTCAGGATGGAGCATGGTCCGATTTGGTTGGCAATTTGTCCGTTCATTTGTTTATTAGTATGGTATAATTTTTTAGAGGTGGTTAACAAATGGCTCAAGATATAAATCCGAACTTAAACGGACCCTTTAATACCCAGATCCCAGCATATGGTGACGCTGCAGACATTGTCGCAGCATTAAGACTTTTTCTTTATGGAACAACAACCCCACCAGCCTCAACAGCAGAAATTCAATCAAATTCTATTGCCTATCATTTACAACAAATGAAAAATGATATAACAACAATAAATAATAGAGGAATTGGTTCTTCAGTAACTGCTACTGCTCCAACTTCTCCACTAGAAGGCTATGTATGGATGAACAAAAATTCTTCCGCATCTAACTCTGTTGTTTTTCCAAGTGCAATTTTTACTAACACCCCACCAGCAACAAATACAGTAACAGACGGAGCGCTTTGGGTAGATAGAGACTCTGTTCCATTAACTATGTATATTTTTGATTCATTAACAAATGCATGGAAGCCGATAGGAGTATAATGTCAACAATTAGCGATGAGGGGAAATTAGCCTACTTATATGATTCAGAAGATGATGCTTGGTATCCAGTTACTGGAAGCACAAATACAACTGCAAACTATATTTGGAGCGGTACTCATAAGTTTTTAAACTCAGCAACCTATGAATCAGTTCTACGTGCAAAAGGTGGAGTAAATAATTTTTTAAATCCGTCTTCTCGTAATGATGTTATAGTAAACCCAATTAATGGTCTTGTTTGTTTTATTCAGCAAACAGATAATGGAGACATTATAAACCAAATTCAATATTATTATAATGGTTCTTGGAGAGAGTACTCTGATTCTGTTTATTTAACATCTATTACTGCAAGCAAAACACTTAGTTTGTCTGATGTAGGCAAAACTTTAAAAATTACCTCAAATGACAATGTTATTATCACAGTTCCAACAAACGCAACAGTGCCATTTGTTATTGGCCAGCGTGTTGACTTGATTAGGTACGGTACTGGTGGTGTATTTATTAGTGAGTCTAGCGGTGTAACTGTTTTAAGTAAAAATTTAAACAAGAAAATTGCTGCAAGATATTCTGGTGGGTCACTAGTAAAAACTGATACCGATACCTGGATCCTTATTGGCGATTTGACAGCGTAGGGCTAATCATGGGTTGGATTAGCAAATGGTCTGCTTCTAAAGGAATGGTTTCAGTACCAAATATCCTTGAAATATCAAAAACAGAAGCCGAAGAATTAATCCAAAGCAATGGTCTAATAGTAGGAACTGCATCTACAGTAACTCAAGAAGATAATACAAAGACAAACACTGTTATAACCCAAGCAGCGCCAGCAGGAACATTGGTTGATTATGAAAGCCCAATAGATTTTACATATAGACTATTTTCTTTTACTCCGTTTAGTGTATTTACATTTACACCAGTTACACCATTTTCATTCACGCCAGTTACATTTTCAGTGTTTTCATTTGTACCATTTGGTGTGTTTACTTTTACTCCATACACACCAGCACTAAGTATTTCAAACGTATCGGGCACTGCAACTGGCACAACAACTGCAACAATTAGTTGGACATCTTCAGGACAAGTATCATTCCATTTAATGGTTGTTCCAAGATTTACAGATAACGAGCCAGGTTTTAGTTTATATGGAACAACAGCAACAAGTGTTACCGCAACTGGTCTTACTCCAGATAATATGCACGACATAACTGTTTTTGTATATTCTGGAGCAAATCAAACTGGATCTTCTCAATTAGGACAGGGTACAGTTAAAACAAATGCCCCACCAGCCGTAGTATTAGATAAAACAGTTCCAAATGTTGTAGGAATGACTTCTGCTGCAGCACAAACTGCACTTCAAACAGCAGGACTAGTTTCTGGAAGTGTTACAACAGGAACAACTACAAGCACTGCTGCTAATAGTGGCAAAGTAGAAAGTCAATCTCCAGCATCAGGAACTGCAGTTGCTTCAGGAACAAATGTAAATTTAACTATGTGGAATTACGTTGCTGCAACATGTACGGTAGCAACAACATACACTTATAATTGGGGAGAATGGGATACATGCTCTAATGGAACACAGTCTAGATGGGCAACAGATAGAGATTATTCTACAGTTAATGCAGACTGTTCTATCAGCACTGGAACTCAACAATTTTATGTAGTAGGAAATTCAAGTCCTTGGAGACAGCAAAGAGATTGTGTAGTAACTTGTACTGCTGGAACCTCATATGTTTATAATTGGGACGACTGGGGAACCTGTGTTGGATCAATAAGAAAAAGATATGCTCAAAATAGAACTGTAAATATTATTTATTCAGATTGTTCTGTAAATGATTACCTTGAACCATTTTATCAAGCAGGAAGGTCAAGTCCTTGGGAAGAAAGCGAGGCTTGTACCGTAGCATTTACATTTACGCCATTTTCAGTATTTACATTTACGCCATTTAGTGTCTTTTCATTTACACCACTTGCAAAGCCAAATTGTCAGTCTCCAAATGTTCAAACTAAAAATACTACCGCTACATGTGCAGATTTAGGAAGGACCTATCTTGGAGGACCAAACGAATATCAAATAGGCGTAGGATATTCATGTTGTGGAGAACTTATAAATACGTTCTCATTTACTCCTGTATTCACATTTACTCCAACATTCTCATTTACTCCAGTTGCCCCAACATATCCAGCGCTTCTTTCTGGATTCCATTTATGTGCACAGGGGGATGTTCCAAACCCAGCAAGCCCATGCTACCAAGCAGATGTTGGCGTTAAGTGTGTAGATGGAGGAGCATCAGGTGCTTCTTGTACAGATCCAAATGCCTTCTCATTTACTCCAACCGCACCAGCATTCTCATTTACTCCAACAGCAGCCTTTACCTTTACTCCAACAGCAGCCTTTACCTTTACTCCAACATTCTCTGTCTTCGGATTCTCACCAGCACGTGGCCCAGGATACTACTCTCTTGGACCTAAGACTAAAATTAGAATGGCTGATGGCAGCCTAAAGGAAGCACAAGATATTGTTGTAGGAGATGAACTATTATCTGTAAATTCAGGTGAAATCTCTCAAACAGATGCAACAACATCTTCACTATTGACTTGGTCAACAATTGACGATGTCATATTTGAAAATGTTATAACAACTGTTAATAGTGTGACTAGACACACAACAGACAAGACATACAGAATTAACGGAGATGCATTTAGCCCTAACCACGTAATAATGGTTAAGCGTAATGAAGAAATATTGTTTGTATGGTCAAGAGATGTTATTTCAACAGATTTAATTAGAGACTACCTTGGAAACTGGGAATCAATAACCGAACTAGAAATGCTTGAGTTCCCAGTTGAAGTAATATCTATAAACTGTGAGCCATACGACATATACTTTACAGAACACGCCTTGACACATGATGGCAAGCAGTGGTATGATATTTCTAATACAGATTAGGAGAAAAAATGAAAAATAAGTTTGATCAATGGATAGAAAACCTTGGAGACACAAGGCCTTGGGATTTTATTAATCCAAATACTGAATATGCTCATAAGAATGTTGCAGACCAAAGATATGACATATGTAAATCATGCCCAAACCTTTTAGCAACTAAGCAATGTAGTTTGTGTGGCTGTTTTATGGTTGCTAAGTCAAGACTTTTGCATGCAACTTGCCCAGCAAACAAATGGCCTACTTAGGAAACTTGCTCATCCACATTCTGGTCTTAGGCGTAATGCCCTTCCAAGAAGACCAATCGTCTCCACCGTTTGTCATGTAGTATGCAATTTCAGCATTTTTAACGGGATTGAACAGTTCAGCATTAGAGTCAAGATCGAACTTTTCTCTACGGTCAGGACCAAGGTTGTCAATCATATTAATTTGGAACATTCCATAAGACGAGTCACCAGTCTTGTGATTGCCATTAAAAGCCAATGGTCGTCCATTAGATTCTTTTTTAGCAACCGCCCAAGCAACCACAAGGTCTTTACCCTTAAATCCTACTAGAGAAAGCAGTTCCTTTAGTTCAATATCGGTCAGAGATGTCTTATTCTCAAAACTCTCTAGCCTTTTTGCTTTAGAAACCAAAAAAACCTCTTTCGAGGCGTTTCCTTGCTCCTGAGCCTGTTCTATACTCAAATTGTTTTTGTCACTTGTTCGTGTTTCAGCATTAGCAGTGTTTGACAAAGACACTACTAAAGTCAATATACTGAGTGTGCTAATGATCTCTTTGTTTCTTTCGATAAATTTAATCATAGTTTCCTCCTTAGAAAACAATAACACCTTGGTAGGTGTTACTACCTAGTATAGCATGATATTTCTTCAAAAGTCAACTCTGAACAATGGTATAATAAAAGTACTATGGCAACAAAATTAAACGGGCTAGGCTTACCGTATCCCTTAGCAAGCGATAACGTGAATGTACACGGAGATATTAAAGATTTAGTAACTAAACTAGAAGAGATTCTTCCACCTTTAGGCCTTTCATATTTTCAAATTAGTGTAAGAAATGAAACTGGATCATCAATATCAGCAGGAGACCCTGTTTATGCTTCTGGATATAGTTCAGTATCAGAAAGAACTCTAATAACAAAACTCACTGGTTCTTCTACACAAACATTATTAGGTTTAGCAAAAACTAATATAGCAAATAATGCTAATGGTGTAGTTGTAGTAGGAGGAGTTCTTGAAGGTTTAAATACTTCAACATTTGCAAGTGGCTCAATTCTTTATGTTGGTCAAACTGGAGGGCTTATTTCAGGAGCAAACGATTCGTCAGGAGCAAAACCAGAAAACTCTGGTGTTGCAGTAGGAATTGTTGCTCATTCTGGAAATCCTGGAATACTCATTGTTCAAGCAAAAGGAAATGGAACTTGGGGAGCATTGAAAAACGGTTTAGCCTAATGAAACAGAAAACGGCATTAGTTTTTGGTGCAGGTGGTTTTATTGGAAGCCACATGGTTAAAAGATTAAAATCAGAAGGATACTGGGTTCGTGGTGTTGATTTAAAACATCCAGACTTTTCAGAAACACAAGCAGACGAGTTTGTTGAAAGAGATCTTTCGGTATATGAGAATGTTGAAAAAGTTATTCAGTTTAAAGGATATCAAGGAAACTTTTACCACGAAGTTCCATATCGTTCTATAGATTCATTTGATGAGATATACCAATTTGCAGCAGACATGGGTGGAGCAGGATATATCTTTACTGGTTTAAACGATTCTCAGATTATGGAAAACTCTGCTCTAATAAACCTTAACCTATTAAGAGCGCAGTCTAGACTTAATGAAAAGTATGATATTAATAAAACCAAAATATTTTATTCAAGTTCTGCCTGTATGTATCCTGACTATAAGCAGTTGGATGTTAATAATCCTGGACTTAAGGAGTCTGATGCATACCCTGCAGATCCTGACAGCGAGTACGGCTGGGAGAAACTGTTTAGTGAGAGAATGTTCTTAGCCTTTAATAGAAACAACAAGATCCCTGTAGCCATTGCCAGATATCATAATATTTATGGACCAGAAGGAACTTGGGATGGTGGAAAAGAAAAAGCACCAGCAGCAATATGTAGAAAAGTTATTCAGTCAGATGGATTTATAGAAATTTGGGGGGATGGAGAACAGACTCGTTCATTCCTATATATAGATGAATGCATAGAAGCAACAAGAAGGCTTATGGAGTCAGACTTTACTGGACCAGTCAATATTGGGTCTGAAGAAATGGTTACTATTAATCAGTTGGTAGATATTGCTTGTAGCATTGAAGACAAAACTCTTAGCAAAATGCACATTCCTGGCCCACTTGGAGTTAGAGGCAGAAACTCTAATAATGATTTAGTTAGAGAAAAATTAGACTGGGATTACTCAATGTCTCTTAAAGATGGAATCAAACAAACATATGAATGGATAAAAAAACAAAATGGATAACTTTTTATTTTACAGATTACACCATGCAGGACTTACAAACAGGCTGTTTAGTTTAGAAGTAGGTCTGGGTCTTTCTTATATAACAAATAAAAAACTTGTTATCTATAATTTACTTGATAGTCAACAGAACTGGCTTGATAGTTTTCCAATTAGTGACAATGTTGTTTTTGGAAAAAGAGATTCAATTGTTAAAAGAGAGATGGTAAACTTTTTTGAGTTAATAGATTTTAATAAGTCTTTGGTTTGGGAGTATATTGCTTTTGGTAAAATAGATCAATTTTCTAAAGATGAAATTAAAATATCTGACAATCTGTTTTCAGATTATGTAAATGTTTCTAAAGAAATTCAGGTAGGTGCTGAATATTTTAATAAAAAAGAATTAATCTTTGAAGAAAACAAGTCTTATAATATGTCTGGTCCAAACCTGGCCAACCGTGAAACCTTTTTTGCTAATCAAGATAATGAATTTTTAAATAAAATAAAAGTAACTTTTAAAGAAGATTATATAAATTTAGCAAACAAAATTGCCAACAGTCTTGGAGAATTTCGTGGCATGCACGTAAGGCTTACAGATCATGCAGAAAGAACATTCAGTTTTTCAGAGAAAGATTTTGACAAAGCGCTTAAAAATAATGATTTAAAAACCGTAGTATTAACAGATGATGTAAACAATGAAATATTTAAAAATAAAGATATTACGTTTTTAGATGACTATATTGTAGATAATTTTTCAGATGAGTTTTTGGCTTTACCTAGCCAGTCAGAGATCGTCTTTGGTCTAATTGGATTATTGGTAATGTGTCAGTCAAAGGAGTTTATCGGAACCCCTAGAAGTACTTTTACTGCTTATATTCAAAGAGATATGATTTCCTCTAAAAAGTCAGATGTTTTTAGTTTTATAGGATATGATGACTTTGCGGAGTTCCCAAAAGACTGGGTATAAACCAAAGATTCGTGGTATAATTTAAAAATGGCAACAAATAGGAATTCTCAAAAATCTCAGTATGATGTTGGCTCAAAGCCACCACAAGTTACTTGGACATTTGTCCGTGGAGATACTGCATCATTTAAGGTTTACGTTACTGATGATTTAGAGGCACCTCTCAATGTGCCAGATTGGTCAATAGCCATGAAAATCAAAAGACCAAATACGATTCCAGGCATTATTAGTGATGATGCTTCAGTTGTTATGACTTTAAGTCCCGCTGCAGATCCAGATGACCTTCCAGGAGAATTTACAGTATTTTTATCAGCAACACAATCTTTAACATTACAGACTGGAGACATATTTGATATTCAGTTGTCTGCCCCAGGAAATGAAACTGTTTGGACAGTTTGCCAGGGTAGCGTAATTGTTATTGAAGATGTAACTGATTAATGGCCACATCAATAATCAATAATAATACTAAGAGAAAAGTTTCAGCAATTAATGCTGTAACTTACGGGGCTATAAAGATCTCAAAACCTTATCCAATAGTTAAGATTAACGAAGTGTTACCATTTAGGATACGGATAACAAACATTCAGATTCCAGGCTACTCAGCAGCCTCTCCTGCGCCAATTGGCATCGCTGTCATTGGTCTGAATAACTATATACTTTAAAATCCATGATATAATCTCAGTATGGCAAAGATATCAGTCCCAGGAGTTAAAAGTCTATTTCAAACAGGTGATAGACCTACTCAAGAAAACTATGAAGATTTAATCGATACCCTTGTTTCTCAATCAACAGATTTAGGATCAGCAGGTAACAATGAAAACACAGTCAATGGAATTGAGAACGTAACTGTTATTGATAACTTTGATGCTACAGTTTGGCGTATGGTTAAGTATATTGTTTCAATATCAAAGACCACAGCAGGGGACAACAAGTTCTACGCAACTGAAATGACAATTCTTGTTGACGGAGACGGTGTTTCTGTCAGTGAGTATGGAACAATCGACAATGATGGGAATATTGGCACCATTAATGTCTCTCGCACTGGAAATACCGTGGCCTTAACAGTCACTCCAGATCCTGCGATCAAGCCAGTCACTGTACGATATGCTCGTATGGGACTTAAGGCATAATAAAAGGAGATATAAAAAATGGCAACAGTAAATAAAGATTTTAAAATTAAGAGTGGTCTCATTGTTGAAGGTACAACAGCGACAGTTAACAATTTTGACGTTCTTACAAAGAAAACAGCAGATCAAAATTATATTATTGATCTTATCGGTGGTACAGCAACATCTGCTAACGAAGCAAACAAGGTTGTAAAGCGTGATGCTAATGGTAACTTTGCTGCAGGAACAATTACAGCAGATTTAACTGGTGATGTAACTGGTCAAGTATCAGATATTTCAAATCATACTACAGGTGATCTTACAGAAGGTACAAACAAGTACTTTACTGATCAGAGAGCAGTAACTGCTAACACTGGTCTTTGGGACACGATTGGTGCAGCAGCACAAGCCGCAACTGATGCAGCAGCAGCCCTTACAGCACACTCTAACCTAACAGAAGCACACGGTGCAACTGGTGCGGTAGTTGGAACAACCAACACACAAACATTAACAAATAAGACTATTGGAGATACACTTAACTTCACTGGCGCAGGAGCAATGACAATCAACTCTGATTCTCATATCGTTCTTACTCCAGCAGCAGGTTCTTCTGTCAAGTGGGGTGCAGATGTTCTTGCAACACAAGGCTATGCAGACCAAGCAGAAGTAGATGCTAAGGCTTATACAGATACTCGTGAAGGGTTAATTACAACTGCTTACGAAGCATACACAGATCTTCTTATTGGAGATGCAACAATTGATGGAACTGGTGGAAACACAGTTGCAGCAAGAATCTCTCAAGCAGTTGCTGATCTTGTAGATTCAGCACCAGCAGCATTAGATACACTTAACGAACTTGCTGAAGCACTTGGCGATAACGTAGATGCTGCAGGCCTTGCAGTATCAATTGGAAACAAACTTCCACTTGCTGGCGGATCAATGACTGGCGAAATTGCAATGGGATCAAACAAGATTACTGGTCTTGGAACACCTACAGCAAATACAGACGCAGCAACAAAGCAGTATGTTGATACAGCCGAATCAGATGCAGTAACATCAGCAAATTCTTACACAAATGACCGTGAGACAGCAATCACAACTGCTTACCAGTCATATGCTGATACAGCAGAGCAAGATGCTAAGGACTATGCAGATGACTTGATCAATGATGCATCATCTTCTTCAACAGAAGTTTGGTCAGCATACAAGACAAGCACAGAAATTGGTCTTGCACAGCAAGCAGCAATCGATCACGCAGACGCACTTGTTACTTCTGATGTAGCAGAATCAGGAAGTCTCTACTTCACAGATACTCGTGCTAAGACTGCAGCAGCAGCACTCATTGTTGGTGCTACAAAGACAAACATCACTATTACTGGTGACGAAAATGGTCTTACAATTTCAGCAGAAAATGGTGTAGCAGATTCTACAACTAATGATCTGACAGAAGGTTCAACAAATAAGTACTTCACAGCACAAAGAGCAGTAGATGCTCTTGAAGCAGTTGTTCCAAACTTTACAGCAGTTGAGTTAAACTCAGTTGCTAAGCAGGTTGCAGCAACTCTTGAAGCAGCAACAGCAGGAGTTCAGGTAGCACATGCCTTTGCAAAGGCTGATTATCGCTCAGCAGAATATCTTGTAAAGGTTGCCTATGGAGATCACACAGAAATCTCAAAGGTACTTTTAACACTTGATGCCAACGATAACGTTGCAATCACAGAGTATGGAATTGTTGGAACTAACGGTTCAGCATCAGCAATTTCTGCAGGTATCTCAGGAGCAAATGTACAACTTCTAGTAACAACCGCCAACAACACTTCAGTAGTAACTGTTGTCGGAACATTAGTAGCGTAATAAAAAATAAAAATAGTTGGAAGAGGGAGCAGTAAATGACAACAGTTGACAAAGACTTTAGAGTCAAAAATGGATTAGTCGTAGCAAACGGCGGTACATTTGGAGATGCAGTGACAGTAGGAACACCTACAACAGCGTCACATGCAGCAACTAAGGAGTATGTTGATAGTCATTCAATGGCAGTAGGCCCAACTCCTCCTTCTTCACCAACTAATGGAACACAGTGGTTAGACACTTTAACAAGTAGAATTAATTTTTATTACAACGGTTCTTGGTATACCCAAGCAACTATTGATGATACAAACACACTTCCAGAGCACATTCACGATACTGCAATTGATGGAACAGGTTTCATTGTTTCGCAGTTCTATAATGCTGGAACTTTTAATAGCCCATTGGGTGTAGGTTTGGATGCTGGTGGACCAAGTGATACAACTTGGACAGTAGTATTCGATGGCGGTAGTGCAGTAGATAACTTCAACTAATAAATTGATGTTATAATAAGAGAATAATGGGCAGCACCCATAAGGAGATATAAATGGCAACTAGAATGCAACAGCGTAGAGGTACTGCGTCACAATGGACTGCAGCAAACCCAGTATTAGCAGCAGGTGAAATTGGTTTTGAAACCGATTCAGGCATGTTCAAGATGGGCGACGGAACCAACTCATGGTCTGCCCTATCATATTTTAAAGATTTTGGAGACCTCGACACTTCAGGTTTCATACTAGACTCAGAAAAGGCACAGCCTGGTGGTGTTGCCACACTTAATGGCTCAGGACAAATTCCTATCTCCCAACTAGGCTCCCTTATCACAAATGCTCCAGCAGCATTGGATACTCTTGGAGAACTCGCTTCTGCAGTAGAAATGATCGGAGATGTAGTCTCTGATGCAATCACTACACACAATGGAGATACAACAAACGTTCATGGTATTGCAGATACCACTGTACTTGCAACAAATTCATCAGTAAACGATGCAATCTCAGCAGCACTTACAACTTATAGCGCAGATACAACTAACATTCATGGAATTGCAGACACAACCGTTCTTGCAACAAATACGTCAGTAAATGATGCAATTACAGCATCAGAAACAAGCATGACAACTTCTAGAAACGCTTATGTTGCAACTGAAATAGAGACATCTATTGGTTTACACTCAGCAGACACAACAAATGTTCATGGAATTGCTGACACAGCACTTCTTTCTACAAAGGCTTATGCCGATTCAGCAGCAGATGCTGCAGAGACAGCAGCAACAACTACAGCAGCATCTTATACAGATACAGCAATTGGAACACATGCTACAGATACAACAAATGTTCATGGAATTGCTGACACAGCACTTCTTGCAACTACAGCAAATGTAGCAACTGCAAAGTCAGAGGCTATTTCAGCAGCAGATACCGCTGCAACTACTGCTCTTGGAACACACTCAGCAGATACAACAAATGTTCATGGAATTGCTGATACCTCAGTTCTTGAAACATCTTCTGGAGCACAGGCTAAGGCAGATGCAGCAGTTCTTGCTCACGGATCAGATACAACTGATGTTCATGGTATTGCTGATACAACAGCCCTTGCTACAAAGACATACGCTGATTCAGCAGTAGGATCTCATAACACAAGTACAACTGATGTTCATGGAATTGCAGATACTTCACTTCTTGCTACAAAGTCATACGCTGATACAGCAGAAGCAGACGCTATTGCTGCAGCAGCAACTGCAGCAGGAACAGCACTAACAGCGCACAACGATGATACAACAAACGTTCATGGAATTGCTGATACATCAGCACTTGCTACTAAAACATACTCTGATTCAGCATTGTCATCACATGCTACAGACACTACAGATATCCACGGAATTGCTGATACAGCAGCCTTGGCTACTAAAACATATGTAGATACTGCAGATGCTTTGAAGGCATCAGTTGCATCACCAGCACTTACTGGTGTACCAACTGCCCCAACAGCAGCAGCAGGAACAAATAATACTCAGATAGCAACAACAGCATATGCTGACTCAGCAATTGCAGCATTAGTCGCTTCAGCACCTGGAACTCTCAATACATTAAACGAGTTAGCAACAGCGCTGGGTAGCGATGCAAACTTCTCAACTACAATTACAAATGCTCTTGCTCTTAAGGCAAGTAAGACTGAACTTGATTCAGCAACACTGTCATCATTTAATACACAGACAACAAGTTATACACTTGCTCTATCTGATGCAACAAATGTTGTTGAAACAAACAGTTCAAGCCCAACAAGCATAACTGTTCCACCAAACTCTTCAGTGGCCTTTCCAATAGGAACATCTGTTGACGTTTTCCAAAAGGGAACAGGCCAGACAACAATTGCAGAGGGAGCAGGAGTAACAATTTATCGTACACCAGGACTAAAACTTCGTGCTCAGTACTCAGGTGGAACGCTAACAAAGCGTGATACTAATATCTGGATTCTTTCAGGCGATCTAACAGCATAATTAAAATACAAATAGGAAAAGGGGAAATAAATGCCAATTCGTAAAGGTGGTAAAGCAGGAAAGCAGTCAAAGGCTGTTCCAAGATATCAGTCGATTAGCCCAACAGAACCAACAATTGTTTCTGTAGTTAACTCTGGTTTTACATATTTTAGTGGTCAGTTTACAATTACATTTACACCCCCAACCTACGGTGCAACCCCAACATCTTACACCATTACAGCAACCAGTGCATCTTATGGAACTAAAACATTTGCTGGGGTAACATCTTCACCATTTATAGCAACTGGACTTCGTGGTGGTACAAACTACACTTGGAAAATAAAAGCAGTTCACGCATCTTATGGAGACTCTTCTGAACTTGTTGGTGGATCATTTGAGTCTATTACAGTTCCAGATGCTCCAACAGCAGTAACAGCATCTTCACCAACTGGAGCAGCCTATGATAGCGTATCTTGGTTAGCCCCTGCAGATAATGGCGGAGCAGCAATAACAAACTATGAAATTACATCATCAGATGGAAAGACAGTTTATACTTCTGGAACATCAATAAACGTAAACCAAGAAGCAGGAACATCACAGACATATCGTGTTCGTGCCTATAACTCAAAGGGATGGTCAGAACTTTCTACCGCTTCTGCTTCTGTTCAGACATTCTCGTTTACTCCATTCGGAGTATTCTCGTTTACTCCATTTGGAGTGTTCTCGTTTACACCAGTATTCTCGTTTACACCGTTTGGCGTATTCTCATTTGCTCCATTCGGAGTATTCTCGTTTACACCGTTTGGCGTATTCTCATTTGCTCCAGTGTTCTCGTTTACTCCATTCGGAGTGTTTTCGTTTGCCCCATTCGGAGTATTCTCATTTATTCCATTTAGCGTATTTACGTTTGCACCTGTAGCACCATTTTCAGTGTTTACATTTACTCCTTTCTACGTATTTGGATTCTCACCATTCGGTGTCTTCGGATTCTCACCATTCTCACCATTCTCAGTATTTGGATTCTCACCATTCGGTGTCTTTGGATTCTCACCATTCGGTGTCTTTGGATTCTCACCATTCGGTGTCTTTGGATTCTCACCAGCACGTGGCCCAGGATACTACTCTCTTGGACCTAAGACTAAGGTCAGAATGTCTGACGGAACTCTTAAAGAAGCACAAGACCTTAATGTTGGCGATCAACTAAAGTCTATATCTCTTCCAGGACTTTCAGATACACAGACAGCAACAATCTACGATTGGTCTAGTGAGTTTGATCTGTCTTCAGCAGAAGAAGTTGTAACAACAATTAACAAGATAGATACACATGCTACAGATACAACAATTAGACTAAATGGAGATGCATTCTCTCCAAGCCACTTAATTCTTGTACAAAGAGAAGGAGTTTCAACATTTGAATGGGCTAAAAATATAGTTCAAACAGATATGGTTTGGGATTACTCTCTAGGAGCATGGGCACCTGTTACTGAACTTGAAACTCTTGAGTTCCCAGTAAATGTTATTACAGTTAACTGTGAGCCTTATGACATATTCTTCACCGAGCACTCGCTTACACATGATGGTAAAGACTGGTACGACCAGACTCAAACACCACAAGCGTAGCATGTGATATACTTTATTTACTAGTTGAATAGGGGAAAAATATGAATTCAAACTACCCACCGATGGTGGAAAGTACAAGCAGGTCTCCACAACCTCATAGGTTTTTTGAGAGATTTCTTGGTAATGATTTAAACAAGTTGTCAGCAGATCTTCAAGATCGATATACTAAAATTCAAAAAGCAGAAATTATTGGCGTAACTCCAGTTGGAGAAAATGAAATATGGAAGCAGTCAAACAGTGTTTCAACAATGAAGTGGAGACAATATAATGTTTTCCAATTTCACAGTAAAGAACTTTATAGCCTATACAAGGCAATTGGCGATATGACAAAAGAAGCATGTGACTATTATGGTGTTGATTTTAATGCAAACCAATATATGCTTCAAGGATGGTTTAACATTACCAACAAAGGTAAAGGAAAACTAGACTGGCACGATCATGGTCCAGAAGGTGCCCCAAACTTCCATGGATACTATTGTGTAAAGGCTGCTCCATCTACAACACACTATCGTGTATTTGATAAGAATGTTGAAAATGTTAACATTGACAATAGGGCAATTCTTTCTGAAATGGGTCACCCACATGCTATGGCTGACTGGGACTGGGAAGGTCCAAGAATTACTGTTGCATATGATGTTATTCCACTAAGAGACCTAATTACTCACGGTATGGGCCAAGAGCAGCATTGGATCCCATTATCATGATAGCAATGTCTAAACCACCACATAAGTTTTTTGATAAGATTATTGATAATGATTTAGATTCTTTATTTGATTACCTTGCTGATGATCAAAAAAAGATGGTTGCAGGACAAAGAGATTTTATTCCAAAAGAAGAACTAGTTGGAGTAGATGAAGATCATGGGCCTTCGACACAACTGGCTCATCACTATAATATATTTGATAAAAACACATATAGTCACCCAGGATTAGATAAACTAAAAGACACCCTGAGAGACTTGGTCTTTGAGGCATCTGCTTACTACGGTATTGATTTTAATGAGCAGAACTATGCGATTAAGGGTTGGTACAACCTTGACAAGAAAATGCTTCCTGGAACTAAAGAGCAATGGCTTGCTGCTAATCCAGATAAGTCTTCTGTAAAGATGAATCTTCATGACCATATGGGTGGACAAGGCGCTCCAGTTTTTCATGGTTACTACTGTGTCAATGCAGAACCATCTGTAACTTTTTATCAAATTGATAGAGTTAAAGATTTTGACAATGTTAATATTAACAATAGAGCAATTGTTTCAGAAACTGGTCACCCTCATACAAGAGATTTATGGTGGAGTGAAAAAAGCAGAATCACTATTGCATATGATATTTGTCCAAAAAGTCTTGGCGTAGATTCACTATGGGTAGAACTTTAATATCTAAAAAGATTTTATGTTTTGTTTTTGGTCACAAGGTTGTTACTAAATCTTGTCCAGTTACAAGTGCATCAAAGTCTTATTGTGAAAGATGTTTTCCTATTTCTCATGATAGAGGTATGAGTTTTTCTTAACTCTCAACTACACATTAAGGTAGAGTTTTGCTTTTTATAAAACTCTGGTATACTTAAACCTTAATCCGTTTTTGAAAGGACGATACAAATGTCAGATTTTTTTAGTTTTAAACTTCCAGAGGACTTCGTAGAAAAGTACAAGAGCCAAGAAAGCCCATTCGGGTTTAAGGATGCAGCAGAAAATTCACTTGGAGAAATTACTTTTATTCGTACGTATTCTCGCATGAAAGAAGATGGAACTAAGGAAAGATGGCACGAAGTTTGTCGTCGTGTAATCGAGGGTATGTATTCAGTTCAAAAGAACCATGCTAAAGAAAACCGTCTACCATGGAATGACTACAAGGCTCAGAAGTCTGCACAAGAAGCATTCCAAAGAATGTTTGAACTAAAGTGGACACCACCAGGAAGAGGTATGTGGACTTTTGGTACACCAATGACAATGGAGAAGAAGAACTCAGCAGCACTCCAAAACTGTGCAATGGTTTCTACAAAGGACCTTGATAAGAATGATCCAGGAGCCTTGTTTGCTTGGGTAATGGATGCTTTGATGCTTGGTATCGGAGTAGGGTTTGATACAGTAGGACAGGAAAAGAATTTCTTAATCTCTGCTCCAACAGAACCAGAACAGGTGTTCGAAATTCCAGACACTCGTGAAGGCTGGGTTGAATCAGTAAGACTTCTTCTTAATTCTTACCTAAGACCAAATCAGTCTATTCAAAAGTTTAACTACGACCTTATCAGACCTCTAGGAGCACCCATTAAAGGCTTTGGAGGGGTCGCCAGCGGTCCAGCACCCCTTATTCAACTACATACACAGGTAGATCGTGTAATTGGCGGTAGAGTAGGAGAAACCTTAGATTCTCGTGCTATCACAGACATAATTAACCTTATTGGTACATGTGTTGTTTCTGGCAATGTTCGTCGTTCTGCAACTCTTGCTTTAGGAGCAGCAGGAGACGAAGATTTTATTAATCTTAAAAATGCTGAAGTTTTTCCAGAGCGTAACTCTTTTGATCCAGAAAATCCAGGTTGGGCTTGGATGTCAAATAACTCAATTTCTGCAACAGTTGGAATGGAATATGAAAAATATACTGATCTAATTGTTAACAATGGAGAGCCAGGATTTATTTGGCTTGATGTTGCTCGTAATTATGGTCGTCTTGCAGATCCCGCAGATGGAAAAGACTATCGTGTTATGGGCTTTAATCCTTGTGCGGAGCAGCCATTAGAGTCATATGAATTATGTACACTTGTAGAAGTGCACTTGAATCGTCATGAATCTAAGGAGGACTTCCTCAAGACATTAAAGTTTGCTTACCTATATGGCAAGACTGTCACTCTTCTTCCAACACACTGGCCACAAACAAACGGTATCATGCAACGTAATCGTCGTATTGGTACATCCCTTACTGGTATTGCATCATTTGCAGATCAAAAAGGTTTGCCAGCAGTTCGTGAATGGATGGATGAAGGGTATAACAAGATCCGTCACTATGATCACCAGTATTCAGAATGGCTATGTGTTCGTGAATCAATTCGTGTAACAACAGTTAAGCCATCAGGATCAGTATCAATTCTTTCTGGTGCAACTCCTGGAGTTCACTGGGGTCCTGGAGGAGAATTCTTCTTACGTGCAGTCCGTTTTGGTGATACAGATCCAATGCTGCATTTATTCAAGGCAGCAAATTATAACGTTGAAAAAGACGTAGTCTCAGCAAATACATCTGTAGTTTATTTCCCAATTAAGTCAGGACAAAAACGTTCTGAAAAGGATGTAACATTATTTGAAAAGATTGCCCTTGCTGCAACTGCTCAGAAGTACTGGTCAGACAATGGAGTTTCTGTAACACTATCTTTTGACAAGGAAACAGAATCAAAGCACGTTGCTCCAGCACTACATATGTACGAAGGGCAATTGAAGGCTGTTTCGTTCCTACCAATGGGAAATCATACATATCCTCAGCAACCATATACTCAGATTACTGAAGAGGAGTATAATGGTTATATTGGCAAATTGAAGCACATTGACTTTGGAGCAATTTACGACGGTGTAGATAATCTTGAGGCTCAGGGTGAAGCATATTGCACAACAGACTATTGCGAAATTAAGGTGAAATAATGGAAGATTTAAAATCAAAAGTAATATATGTAAAAGAGTTTATGCCAAAGAATTTGGCAATGTCTATTACAGAATACTCAAAAGCACATACACTTCTTTTTACTGAGTATGGAAATGGCGAAAAAGAGTTTACAGTACATACATATCACGAAATACAAAGAAATGATCAGTCTTCTTTAGATGTTTTGCAAGAGTATGCTAAAAAGGTTTATGATTTTGTTCTTGAAAATTATGAAGGGCCATTTCAGCCTTTCTTAGATGAAAAAACACATATTGCAAAGTTTACTCCAGGTGAGGGCATGCACGAGCATTATGATATGAATAGACCAAATGATATTGCAACAATTCTTTATCTTAATGACGACTATACTGGTGGAGATATATATTTCCCAGCATTAGGTATATCTCATAAGCCTGAGCCAGGAGATCTTCTTTGCTTCCCAGACAATCCAGACTATGTGCACGGAGTTCGGGGAATTCAAGATGGAATACGATACACAACACCACGTTGGTTTACCCGCATTGTATGATAAAATAGACTAGGAGGACCTATGTCTATTGCTTCAAATTTATATGCAGAAAAAGTGTTTGCACAGCAACCGACTGTCCTATGGTCTTTAGATGACAAAGCAGATTACGTTTCTCAAATTTCAGAAATACAAAGAGGTTTAAACTTTTGGGATGTAGATCCTGACCAAAATATAGACTCTAGTCAAAAAACCTTGTTTGTAACAGAAGATGCTCCATTCCCTTCAAGTATTGTAACAAAAATAAAAGCAAGACCACTAGCCATAAACGCTAAAGGAATAACAAGATATGTTAGCAAGGATTTAAAAAACTTTAAAGAACTTGATCAATCTTTAAAGACTTTTGCTGTAGGAACATACTTTAAATCATTAAGCCAAAATGCTTCTACATTCTCAATTGGTTATGAATATAATGATGAGGCTTCTGGAACAGTTGTTAAAAAATTAAAATCTTTTGAGACCTCTATAACTGACTCTTGGCTTTTTATCGGAGAAACCTTTAGAATTCCAGATGACGCCGTGACAGTAAGACTTGTCTTTGAAATTGATTATTTTGGTGATGGAGGTAACAGCAATATAGAGGTTTTAATTAATGGTTTTAGTTTCGGACAATGGTGTGAAGAGTTTAGTTCAGAATCTTTAGGTAGTTCTGTAGTAACAGTACCTACAACAATATCTACAACCATTACAAAAGGTATTGAGGCTTTTGCGTATTCTAGATCAGATCAAAAAGGATACTATTTGCTTAATGGCTCAATGAATTTAAAAGCAAAAAACTTTGGAGTTCCTATTGTTTATGGTTCACAAAACTCAACTCAAATTTATTATAATAATGGCAGCCCATCCTTAATCTTGCCTGCAAACGGATTTTTAAACCAGTCTGGTAAAAACAATCAGTATACTCTAGAGTTTTGGGCAAATATTAATTCTAAAACATACGATAGAAAAAGAATTGTTGGACCATTAAACTCTGAAGATGGAATCTATGTTGATGGAAATTTTGTTGGCATTAAGATTGGATCTAACTATCAAACTCACTATGTTGCAGAGTGGGGAAGACCAATGCTGTTTCATTTTTTTGTTAGCAAGAACAGAGCAACACTATCTCTAAATGGAGAAAAGGTTATAGATGTGTTATTGACAGAAGAATCTTATGTTCCACAAAATAAACTTGATTTAAATGGTAAAGACCAAGACTGGATTGGTTTTTACGCATATGAGGATATTCCAAATATTTCTATTGACTGTGTTGGGCTTTATCCATACGAGATATCCGATCAACTTGGAAAGATAAGATTTGTCTATGGACAAGGAGTTGAGTTTCCAGAAAATATTAATACTGCTTATAGCGGTTCTTCAGTTTATGTAGACTATGCTTTTGCTAATTATGCAAACAATTATTCATACCCATCTCTTGGAACTTGGTCGCAAGGAATTTCAAATAATCTTTCTGTTAATAACAATAAGTTGACAGTTCCAGAATATCCTCTTCCTGAAATATTTTTATCTAGTAAAACAGAATCAAGTCTTTTTTCCTCATGTTTACCAGAACAGAATGAGTCTAAAAACTTTATTACGTTTAGACCAACAAATGATTGGGCTTTAGAAAATGGATATTTAAGATATAACTCTTTGAGTTTTTTAAATGATGAAGTTAACATTCTTTACGGAGTATTTAAAGCAAAGACAGCAGAAGGAACTCAATGCTTAATTAAAATTAGTGATGATATTTCTGGTAATTATTTTTCAATAGATTTTGTTGGCAGTAGAGTTAGGTACAGCCTTAACTATGGTGGACAAGAAGAAATTCTGTATACGTCTACAAACAATATTTCAGTTAATGATATTTTTTCTGTAGGAATAGACATCAGGGTTTTATCTAACTACTATGCACAGAACGTTTCTTCTTTTTTTGGTAATATTGGGTCTCTTTCTCTTTATGTTGGAGGAACAAAAACATTTGTTAACACTTTTACTGGAAATATATATGCTTTTGGATTTTGTAATGCAAGAAATGCATTAAAGATAAAAGATCTTTTTAATGAAACTGGCTTACCCATAAACTATTCATCGCTTACAGGCAATAGGCTTTTAAGCCACATGGCAAGTTGCACAATTCTTCCAAAACAAGATTTTGATTCCTTTAGGCTAGGTATAGATATTAATGGATATTGGGAAGACTCAATACCGTTATCAAATTTAGCAACATATGTTAAAGATGCAAGAGGAGATGAATATTATAATCTTGATTTTATTCAGTTTAATATAGACTACGATTCACCAGGCAAGTTAAAACAGAGTGAGACTTCTTTGGGTTTTTGGAAATATGGAGAAAGAGTGTCAGTAGAAGGAACAACAGAAACAATTGCTTCTTTATACGAAACATATTCAATTCCAATATCACAGAAATATTCTTCATTAGATAATCATCTTTATACTGGATATGATGATTATGATGATTTAAAAAATAACGCAGTTAAAACTTATACCTATGACACAACAGACTCAATACTAAAGTCATATATATCTTTTAAATTTTCCTCATCCTCTTATAATCAGCCTGATCTGTTTTTTGAAAATACTCAGTCTATTGCTAAAGATGGAATTATCTATCCAGACACAGACTGGATAAATACAAAGTATGAAGTTGTTAATAACTCAATCATCTATCCTCCAAAATCATCAAGCGTAAATGACATATCTATCGTTACACATCTTGACTTTTTTATTAAAGATTCTAAAATAAAAAAGCCTATGCTTAAATTTTTGCAATACTCTTCTCAGGCATTAAACGATACATCTCCAAATGCCGTAGGAACAAGATTTGGAATACCAATGTATCCTTATACAAAGACTGGAAGTTATTATGACTACAAATCTAATAACCCATTCTCCATATACAAAGGAAGTTCTCCATATCTATACCTAACAAAAAGAAGCGGTATCGAACTAAGAGGGCAAAACAACCCAAATATTAATCGTGGTATTTCCATACCACTTAATAAAACAAAATCTGCAGACTATAACCTTATGGTTCTTCAGGCATGCATTAAATATTCAGATGATACATTTCCTTTTTCAGAAGTTGAAGTGTTTGAGATTAAGGCTTCAAACAAGCACATTAAATTTTATCTAGTTGCAAATAATCCAGATGGTAGTCGTGCAAAGATCTATGCTATAAATGCAAAGACTGGAGCACTTGAGGATGGGGTTGGATTTTATCTAAATGGAACCCTTGTCTCAAATCCAGTTATTTCTATAGATGAGTGGGCATTTCTTGGAATATCTTTCCCAGAACTACTTTACTTCTATGGGACTCCTGGATATCTTCACATAAACGGTCCATTGATGATGAACACAATTTCTTATTATCAATCAACAAACCTACAAGAAGTTCAAAAAACAAATAAAAGACTTTGGTTTAGAGTTAGATATTCTCCCCAAGGAGAGTACCCATGGACTTTTTGGTACCCAGCATTATGGAACGGAGTTCTTGTTCTTTCTTCAAAATCTTACTACGGAGTAGACCCTTCTGATATTTATAAGAGTTATGTTGGAACAAATAAGGTTATTATTGATTCAGATTCCATGTTTACGTTAAAAGATTATGATTATTTAATTGCTACGGATGTAGGCTGGTCAGCGCAAACCCTAAGTGCAATCTAGTATGGTATACTTGTGGTTATGGATTCACTAATAGACCCAAAAACTGGTCAACCAATTGTAAAGAATGTAAGACGCCAAGTCATTGAAAAGAACTATGACTGGGGTTTATATGTATACAAAAAGGCAAATGGCAAGTGGTTTACAGACGGAAATGGCTCTGTTCTAAACATTCCCTCAGACAAAAATGATATTTCTAGAATGGCAGAATTAAAAAAGACTGCAATGTATTATGGAGATCCAGGAGACGGAACTTGCGTATTTGTTCCAGGGTTAACAAGGGTTTCAGAAGAAGAATATTCTGAACAAGTAGATCGTATGAAGTCTGGACTTCTTCCAAACCTAAACGATCTTGGTGCTGTTCAAGCAGCCAAAGACACAATCGCTCTTTATGGAGAGGAAGACTAATGTCAGAAGATAACGAATACATCATCGGAGCAAGTATTGATGAATCAAATAGAGCAGAAGACTTGTTTTCAAAATCAGATCCTTTTAACGGAAACTGGGATACTCTAAAAGGCCTTGATGGACTAGAAGCAAATTTTAAAAGACGTATAAGTAGAACTTCAACAAAAATGGTTGAGCCAACAACCCAATACACGACAGCAGCACTTGCTGGAAAAAGCGGTATTGACGGAGCACAGTCAAAAGAAATAAACCCAGGCCTAGTATATGTAAACGGCTATGGAATGTTTGATGTTATCACACCACCATGGAACCTTTATGAATTGGCAAACTACTATGACACATCATTTGCAAACCACGCAGCAATCGATGCCAAGGTAGAAAACATTGTTGGACTTGGATATGAGTTCAAGGTTTCTCCAAGAACAATGTTAAGGCTTGAATCTTCAGAAGATAACAGTGCTACACAAAAAGCACGTAAGAGAATTGAAAGAGCAAAGATTGAAGTAAGAGACTGGCTAGAGTCATTAAATGATGACGATTCTTTTACTGCAACAATGGAAAAAGTTTACACAGACCTACAGTCTACAGGTAACGGATATCTAGAAATTGGCAGAACTACTCGTGGAGAGATTGGATATGTAGGACATATTCCTTCCACAACTATGAGAGTTAGAAGAATTAAAGATGGATATGTTCAGATTATTGGAAATAAGATTGTTTACTTCCGTAACTTTGGTGCAAAGAATCAGAATCCATTAACTACCGATGCAAGACCAAATGAGATTATTCATTTTAAACAATACTCACCATTAAATACATTTTATGGTGTGCCAGATATTATGTCTGCAATAAATTCTCTACATGGAGATTCTCTTGCGTCTCAGTACAATATTGATTATTTTGCTAACAAGGCAGTGCCAAGATATGTTATTACTTTAAAGGGTGCTAAACTATCAAGTGACGCAGAAGATAAGATGTTTAGATTCTTACAGACAAGTCTAAAAGGTCAATCACACAGAACGCTATATATTCCACTACCAGGAGATAGCGATACAAATAAAGTTGAATTCAAGATGGATCCCATCGAAGACGGTATACAAGACGGCTCATTTAAAGAGTATCGTAAACAAAACCGTGATGATATCCTGGTAGCACATCAAGTGCCACTATCTAAACTTGGAGGTGGCGATTCTGGATCTATTGCAGCAGCACTTGCACAGGATCGCACCTTTAAGGAGCAGGTAGCAAGACCAGCCCAGCGACAACTTGAGAAAATGATCAATAAAGTCATTAGAGAAAAGACAGATATTCTTGAGTTTACATTTAATGAACTCACCCTTACAGATGAAATTGCTCAGTCTCAAATTCTTGAACGCTATGTCAAAAATCAAATCATGACTCCAAATGAGGCACGTGTTGTTCTTGATATGCCACAGCGTGAGGGTGGAGATGAAGTTCTTGAACTCAAGCCTGCTGCAGCAGCAGAGGCAAATACAACAAGAGCAAGAGATTCGGAACGAACAAATAATAATTCAGACAGCACATCAACAGTTGCTGGAAGAGGCCCAAAGGGAGAGGGAAGAAAAACTCCCTAATGCCCGATTTGTCCACATTGTGATATAATTGTTAAAAGGGGTTTATAATATGATGGTGAGCAATATATCCAAGGCCCATTGGAATTCAGATGGGGACAATCTGCGTCTTTCAATGCCTTTTAGCAAGGTAGACAAAGAGCGACGTACCGTATCTGGTTTTGCGTCCCTTGATAACATTGATAAGCAAAATGATATTGTAACAGCAGAAGCATCCATGGAAGCATTTGCAAAATTCCGTGGGAACATTAGAGAAATGCATCAGCCATTAGCAGTAGGCAAGATGGTAGACTTCAAAGCAGAAAAGTACTTTGATCCAGAAACAAAGAAATTCTATAATGGAGTATTTGTATCTGCATATGTTTCAAAGGGTGCACAAGATACTTGGGAAAAAGTTCTAGATGGAACTCTTGCTGGTTTTTCTATTGGCGGAAGAATGAATAAGTGGGATGACGGATATGATGAAAAGTCAGACACACAAATTAGAATTATTAAGCAATATGATTTGGTAGAGTTAAGTCTTGTAGATTCACCAGCAAATCAATTTGCAAATATTGTTTCTGTTGAAAAAGTTGATGGCGTAGATGTTATTAAAGCAGATGAAACAGTATTAGAAAATGTTTTTTATGATAAAGAATCTGGTATCGTTATGGTTTCAGAAAATGAATCCGAAGTCAGCCCAACTTCTGGAGAAGCAATGGAAAATATAGGGTTCGTTGAAAAAACGGATAATGAAAAAATAGAAATGATAAAATTCTTAGTTGATAGTGCTAAAGGCATTAATACTTCTAAGATTAACAAGGAGGTAAGTCCTATGACAAAAGCAAAAGCAAAAGTTGAAAAGACTGATGTAGTTGAAGATGTTGTGGTCGCTCCAGAGGCAGATGCCGTGGTTGAAGAAGTTACAGAAGAGGTTGCAAAGGCAGAAGAGATTGAAACAACAGATGTTGTTAAATCAGATGAAGCACCAGCAGCAGAGACTGAAGAAGCACCAGTTGCAGAAACAGTTGAAGAAGTAGCAGACGCAGACGCAGATGTATCTAAGTCAGATGACGTAGTTGCTGAAGCAATTACCGAAATCAAGAATAATCTAACATCAGCCTTTAGCGATCTATTGTCAACAGTTAAGTCTTTGCAAGCAGAAGTAGAACTTCTTAAGTCTTCAAAGGTAGATGTTGATACAGTAAAGAGTTCATTCGAAGCAGTTGCAAAAGATATTGCAGCAGTTTCAGGTGAATTTAATGAATTTGGAAAACGAGTAGACGCTGTGGAAGCAGAAACCGCATTCCGAAAGTCTGGAGATATCGGCGATATCTTACAGTCTCAACCTGAAATGGTTGAAAAATCCCTATGGGGCGGTAGTTTCCTCAAAACAGCCGATCTATTCAAATGAACAAATCACTAGGAGGTGACAATATGTCAGAAGAAATAATCAAAAACCAGCCAGGCGAGAGTGCAAATCTAGGAGGAACAAATCCAGGTCTGTACCAAGGCCAAGGTGCTTTCGCATCAGGTGGTGTTGGTGGAGTAACAGATCCAGGTGCATCGACACTTGGTAATATTCCAACAGCAACTCTTGGATCAACAAGCGGAGCAAATGCTGTTAACCCTAGTGGTTCAGCGGCTTCTGGAATTTTGCGCCCCGAGCAGGCACGTCGTTTTATCGACTATGTTTGGGACGCTACAGTATTAGCAAAGGATGGCCGTCGTGTAACAATGAAGGCTAATTCTATGGAACTTGAGAAGGTAAATGTCGGTGAGCGTGTAATTCGTGCAGCAGCGCAAGCAGTTGGTAACTACACAAACACAGGTGCAACATTCTCTAAGGTTGAACTTACTACCAAGAAGATTCGTCTTGATTGGGAAGTAACAGCAGAATCATTGGAAGATGGTGTAGAAGGTGACGCTCTAGAAGATCACTTAGTACGCTTGATGACCAACGCATTCGCAAATGATATCGAAGATCTCGCTATCAATGGTGATGGTGCAACAGGAGCATTCTTGTCAATCATGCCAGGCTTTATCAAGAAGGTAAAGACAAACGGAGATGCACATGAGTCAGTAGTAACCGTAGCAGATAATGCTTGGACACCTGATGTAATGCAGGGCATCATCAATGCAATGCCACGCAAGTACCGTGCACTTAAGAACAATCTTAAGTTCTACGCAGGTACAGATGCATTCGGTGGAATCGTTAAGAACAACGGTACACTTGCTGATGCAGTAGCAGAAGCATTTGCAGGCCAGATGCCAGGATCAACCCAGGCAAACCGCCAATCATACCTTGATGGTATTGGACAGACATTCGGTGGAGCACGTACAACTCGTGTTCTCGGAATTGAAGTTCAGGAAGTTCCTTACTACCCAGCAGGCTATATCGACTTGACATTCCCTGCAAACCGTGTATGGGGATTCCAGCGTGACATCACTGTAAACCGTGAATACGTAGCAAAGAAGGACACAATTGAGTACACAGTATTCGTCCGCTTTGGTATTCAGTGGGAAGAAGAGGATGCAATTGCATTCGCTGACGCTGCTGCAGATGCATAATCTGTAAACAGTACCTTTAATGGGGGGCGGGAGTTCACTCTCCTGTCCCCCTTAATACTTTAATGATATAATACAAACAAGGAGGATATAATGGAAAATAATTTTAATGAAAACGTAACAGAAGATTCAACAGTTCTTCCAGTAGAAGAAGTTGTAGAAACTCCAGCACCAGAGGTTGTAGAAACACCAGTTGTAGAAATTGCGGTAGAGCCAAGAACTCTTCCTGTTGAAGATCCAACACCAGTTGTAGCAGAGGCCCCAAAGGCTCCTGATCAGGCTCTAGGCTTTCTAAAGAGTGGTGCTATTGGTTCAATGGCAGCAGATGGTCCAAAGCCATCAGACGCTCCAAAGGCTGATAATTCTGACAAGGTCGCAATTCATTCTACAAGAAATGTTTCATGGCCAGAGGCTGGCAAGGTTTATCGTGGATTTAATATTGTTACTAAGGCTGCTGCTGATAAGTGGTTGTCTCGTGATCATATTAGACTTGCAACACCAGATGAACTAAAAGCAGCATTGGAAAACTAATATGGAAATATTGAGAGTTCCGCCATATGATGTTATTTTTATAGAGCACTATTTGGTGCCAATTGGGTCTGACGACTTTGTTGTAAAAGTAATAGATATGGCGGATCTTTCAGTAACAGAGACAACATATGCAAATCCTCAAACAGGGGCAAGACTATCCTCATCAGTTTCAGGAAGACATGATAATGACTATAAAATAGAAGTTTTTGCTAATGATAGTTCTGATGCTACAAATTTAGTTTACGAAGAGTTTTATGAAATAATTAGACCATACTCAAACCCAGAAGACAACGGAACAACTGCATCCGAAATTGCGGAGTATGCACTTAAAGAAGAAATTGCAAGAGCAGTGATTGATTCAGTAATCCCAGAAGGATTTTACTATGAAAAAAAGGTTTTAGAGGTATCAGGAAATGGTTCTGACTATGTTCCAGTTTGGGATAATGTAAAGAAAATATTAGCAGTATATGAAAACAATGTTCTTGTTGAAGACAGATCTTATTCTGTGACTCCAGACAAATCTGCAATTGTTGAGTCTTCTTCAGACTTAATTGACAGAATGGAAGGCGCTCCAATTATTATTCCTGCTGGACAATCAGATACAATTGATACAACATTTATTTATCGTGGTTTTGCAAGAGGCTGGGATTATCGATTTGTTGTTGAGCACGGATACGAAACTGTTCCATCAGATATAAGACGTGCTACAGAGATGTTAATTCATGATATTGATTGTGGAAAATTAGACTACTATAAGAGATATATTTCATCATATAATACAGACCAATTTAAAATACAATTTGATAAAGGTCTTTTTGAGGGAACAGGAAATATAATTGTAGACAAAATACTTTCAAAGTATGCAAAGTCTATTAAAAAAATTGGGGTTTTATAATGGCCGTGTGCGAAGATCCAGACTTTATGTTTCCAATGCAAGCGTCTTTATACTACCCAATAGTTGAGCAAGGAAATTATGGAGCAATTAAAAAGCAATGGATATTAGACAGAACAGTAGCCTGCAACTTCACATCTGGCGGATCAGCATTTAAAGAAGAAGTTAAGCCTAATGTAAATATAACAACAAACTCAATTTTGGTTGGAAGAACAAAAAGCGATATTCGTTTTTCAAGCAGAGAAGATGCTCAGGCAATGACAAATATATTGCTTACAGATATTTCTGATCAAACTGGAAACAGGATATTTCTTGAAACATCTGGACCGAGAGTTGGAAAGCCAACACTATTTGAAATTGCAACATTTGAACCTGTAACTGGAGCCTTTGGCAGTATTGAATACTATAGAATAATTATTCGTAGATCAGAAAATCAAACAGGTGACCTATGAGAGTTACTACAGAAAGTAAAAGATTTAAAAAAGAAATGGACAACATTATGTCTTATTCTTTTGGATTTCTAGATGGAGTTCAAAAAGGAAAGACGCAATTATTTAATGACTTAGCCCCACAGATTGTTGAACTTGCTTCACAGTATATTGATTCAAATGCTAGAGTTACGCCAGAACTTTTACACCACGTTTATGAATGGACACTGACTGGTAGTCCAAAAGCAAGATTGTTTGACATAGACTATACAATTAGTCCTCTTGGAATTTCTTTTAAATCAAATCTACGCCAATCAACATCTATAAAAGAAGGTTCTAACGTTCCATTTTCTGACAAAGCAAAGATTATGGAAGCAGGTCTTCCCGTAACAATTAAGCCAAAGAAAGCAAACGTTCTGTCTTTTGATATTGACGGAGAGCAAATATTTACATCAAACCCCGTTGTAGTTACTAATCCTGGAGGAGAAACAAAGGGTCAGTTTGAAAAAGTAATCAATGAATTCTTTGGAGTATATTTCCGTCAATCATTTTTAAAAACAAGTGGTTTATCTAAACAGTTTAAATATCCAAAAGCATACAAAAAAGATCTGCCAGCAGGAAGCAAGTCTGGAAGATCTCAAGGGATAAAAACAGGGTATCGCTGGATTGCTAATGCAAGTTTGATAGGAGTTAAATAATGTCAGCACTAATACATCATCCACCAAGTATAATCAATAAGTATCTTGCAGCAAAGATAGATGAAAGATTTGGAACTGGAGAGGCAACATATTTCTTTCCAACTCTTCCAACAGACATTGACTCTTTGACACAGACTTTTCCAAACAGCAATGGACTTTTTGCGGTATATGACAGAATGTTTAGAATGCGTAGAGGCCCATTTCCACATATAAAGTGTGAGCAGGTCTTATACTACTTTTATGCTACAGGTAATGCAACAATGCTTCCACAGGAGCAAATGGTTCACATCCAGCAGTATGTCAGCGACCTACTAGACTCTGGAGATGAGTCTGCAGAAGAAATTAACAACTGGGCAAGAGAAAATGTAGGACTATGGTCAGCAGAATCTAAGCCTGTATTCTTCCATCATTTTAAGATCTATCAACTAGAAGAAGTAAGAGATATCATTGATTTCGGAACAGCCCGAACATATGCGGGGAATAAGATGATCATCGACTACGACTGGCACAAATCAGACTAGTAAAAATGGTGATATAATAAGAACGAGGAAACAAGCGCTTCAAATTCTAACAAGGAAAAAGAGGTGGAAGCATGGCATATCAAAAAGGTAATTCCAGCAACATTATTGTTGGTGCAGCAGCACTGTTCGTAAAGAACGCAACTGGAACTATGGCAACAACACCAGCATTCGTACCTGGGACAAAGTATGTTGATACACTATCAGCAACTTCAGGTCCAACAGGTTTTACAAATGTTGGTTATACAAGCAACGGACTAGAACTACAGTTCCAACCAGACTTCGGTGAAGTTAACGTGGATCAGGTTCTTGACGTAGCAAAACTATTTAAGCAGGGCATGCAGGTAACAATGGCAACATCTTTCGCAGAGGCAACTCTAGAAAACTTGCTAATTGCAATTGCTCGTCCAGACGCAGATCTAGATGACTCAGATCTTGATAAGGTTACACTTGATATTTCTGCAGGAGACTTGGGCGATGTCCCAGTTGAGCGTGGTCTTATTGCAGTAGGTTCAGGTTATGGTGGAGCAGACAAGGCTGTTGAGCGTATTTACTCAGCATACCGTGCAATCTCAATTGAGAATGTTTCTGTATCATCAAAGCGTGACGAGGCTTCAATGTTTGAAGTTTCATTCCGTTTGCTACCAAACAATGACGGTTCATACGGCAAGATCGTAGACCGTACAGATCTAGCATAATACAACTTAATAAAGCAGATAGCCCAGTCTTTCGAGATTGGGCTTTTCTGTTTGGTATACTTGTTTTATGACAACAAAAATATACGACTCTTTGACTATTCATTTAATTGATGATACTCCTGTTGAGGTTTCTCCATTAAAAATAAAATACTTAAGAGAGTTTATGATTGCTTTTGAAGTTGTCAAGGAATCTAAAAATGATGAAGAAGGTATGGAAGCATTATCAGAGTGTGTAAGAATATCTATGAAACAATACTATCCTCAAATATCTAATAGTGTAGAAGATATCCAAGATAATTTAGATATGCCAACGGTATACGAAATACTAGCGATTGCTGCTGGAATCAAAATAAACGAAAAAGAAGAAGAGCCAGTTGTAGAGCAGGCAAAAGAAAGCGGTACATCTTGGGAAGGCTTAGATCTTGCAGCATTAGAATCAGAAGTGTTTCTTCTTGGTATATGGAAAGACTACGAAGAACTAGAACTATCTTTGTCAATGCCAGAACTGTCTGCTACCTTGGCAGCAAAAAGAGACCAGGAATATCGACATAATAAGTTTTTAGCAGCAATGCAAGGGGTAGATTTAGATAAGAGTCTTGGCAAAAAAGATGAATGGGAAGAAATGAAGTCAAGAGTATTCGGTAAAGGCGAAGCAAGAGATGCAAATGATATCCTTTCTTATCAAGGAATAAAGGCAAAGCAGGCTGGTTTTGGTATAAATATGGGTCTAGAGTACGAAACAATTTAGTTAAAAATAGGCTCTCAGCGTGGTATAATTAATTACTACCACAAGGGGGAAATACAATGGCAGCAAAGACTCAAGAGAAAAATGAAATATCATTTCTTGATGGAACAACGATTGAAGTAAGACCACTTAAACTGTCTCTTCTTAAGCCTTTCATGAAGCGCTTTGGAGAATTGGCGACAGTGGCAGATGATAACGAAAAGTCAATGGATGTATTAGTTGATTGCGTACAGATTGCCCTAAAGCAGTACAAGGCAGATATCGCAGAAGATAGAGAAAACCTAGAAGAAATCTTAGATCTTCCAACGGTATATAAAATTATTGAAGTAGCAGCAGGAATCAATCTTGGTGATACAGCAAATATTGTAAATTCAATTCGATAGACAAAAAATGAAAAGGGGTGTTATGAATAGTGTCTGATGTAAATGCTAACATAGGTATACATTTTGACACCGCTGGTGCGCTGGCAGAGTTGCGTAGACTCCAAGGAGCACTTAGTAAATTTCATCAATCCCTAGCACAAGGTAACGTTGCAGCAGCAAATGCCCAAAAGGGTTTAAATGCTGCAATGCTTCAGTCTATAAATGCGACTGGGCAGTTTTCTGCAAGTCAGATTAGGGCGCAAACTAGTACACATGCTTTCACCTCTGCACTAGAAAAAAACCAGTTAAGCCTTAAGCAATACTTCAGATATTCCGCTGCTGCTGCAACTGCCAACACTAAGGTTTTTAGTCGTGCTTTTGCAGCAGAGCGTGAAATCTTTAACCGTGCAAGACGTGACAGAGTAAAGGCAATTCAGTCTCAGTATATTCAGTTGGCAAAGGCTAACGGAGGGCTTGTCGATGCGATCAGGGTAATGCCAAGAACCCTTGCAATGACTAATGGTAAGTTTACAGAACTTGGTACACGCATACAATACGCAGCACAGAGACAGCAACTTCTTAATCAATTATTAAAGCAAGGCTCTACTAGCCTTCTAAATTACGGTAAGAATATGCAGTGGGCTGGTCGTCAGTTAATGGTTGGTTTGACAATACCATTAATGATGTTTATGGGTGCAGCATCGAAGGCTTTTAGAGAACTAGAAAAAGAAACAGTTAACTTTAGACGTGTTTATGGAAACATGATGACCTCTGACGCAGAGGCAAATACAGCAGTTGAAAATATTAAACGAATTGGTGTTGAGTACACAAAGTTTGGTCTATCAGTAAAAGACACAATGGCAATGGCAGCCAAGGCTGCTGCTGCAGGTTTTTCTGGCAGGGCACTTGAAGAGCAAGTAAAGACAGCAACTAAGTTAGCAGTTCTTGGTCAAGTTGATCAACAGCAAGCACTTGAAACAACAATATCATTGACTAACTCTTTTGGCATCGCAGCAGAAGACCTTGCAAAGAAAATTGATTTCCTTAACGCAGTAGAAAACCAGACAGTCCTTTCTATTGAAGATTTAACAATTGCTATTCCTAAAGCAGCACCAGTTGTTAAGCAACTTGGTGGTTCTGTAGAAGATCTTGCATTCTTCCTTACAGCAATGAAGGAAGGCGGAATTAATGCATCAGAAGGTGCCAACGCACTAAAGTCTGGTCTTGCAGCATTAATTAACCCAACCAAGAAAGCATCAGCAATGCTTGCTGGTATGGGTATTAACGTACAAGGAATTGTTGAACAGAATGCTGGAAATCTAAAGAATACTGTTATTGGTTTTGCACAAGCACTTGATACTCTTGATCCACTTAACCGTGCAAGAGCAATTGAGCAGATGTTCGGTAAGTTCCAGTTTGCTCGTCTATCAACTTTATTTCAGAATATAACAG